TTGTGGTTGACTTAATGCATATTGAGCAAAGTCATATCTAAAATTAAAATCGTTTCTAAGTAGTCTAGCTAATTCAAATTCGTTTTTAATTACTTTTACTTCGGTATCCGACCCTTCTATACTGTATACGGGATCATGATTTAAAGTGCTTAATTGAAATGATGCACACCCTGTTAATAATACTAATAATACTAATAATACTGTTACTTTTTTCATATATTGGGTTTTTTAGCTTACATCCATGTAATCGTCATGGGTTAATTCAATTCCTAAATTGTCAAATACTGGAATTAAATCTTCGTAATAATTATAATCATAATTTCTTCCTCCGAATTCATATTCTACTTGAATACCTAATTTTTTTGCTACATATTGAATATCATCACTAGAGAATCTTCTTTCTCCTCTGTAGTCATCTTTATCCTTTATTGTTATTTCATCACCGCTTTCATCGAATACCGTAATTTTATATAAACGGCCACCTTCAGTGTATAGAAAACTTATTTTTTTAATTAATGAGATTATACCATCAATCGATTGTTCAACCTCGTTTCTGATTGCCTCATTTAATTGGTTTAGTTTCCAAGCGTGATGATCAAAATTGTTCTTCATTACTTTAATTTATTATAAATATGTAAAATTACTTTTTAAGTGACTCTAAATATTCAATTACTGATTCCGTGTATTCATCTACCTTCTTTTCATTCAACTTTCCATGCCAAATTTCAACGTCTCCTTGTTCAGTAACGTGGCCAGTGTTGGATTCTTCTAATTTTTCTTTTACGTAATCTTTAAAATCTTGAACCCTTTGGTCAATAACTTTATTATTAATACCGTTAAAGTATTCTTCGTATTTACCCTCAGATTTTAACTCATCAGTAAATTTAGCAAAACATTTTAAACAGTTTTTATATGTTAAATAGTAAGGCTTATCAACTCTCTGGTTCATTACCTTCTTACACTTAGGGCAAAATAAAGGCATAACGTGAGCCTTTTTAGCTTTATCTAATTTAGTAATATTTTGTTTAATACCATCTTTAATAGTCCAAGAACGACCATCCTTAGATTCCCAAATATCACCTTCATTATAAAACTCTGCAGGTGGTGTATAACCTACAGATTCAGTGTTTTTAGCACCATATTTTCCCTTAACTAAATTTCTTATCCTTTCAACATCCTTCTTAGCAAACTCTTTCTTTAATACTGGGTCTTGACTCATAAACCTAATTGTTTTAATTGTTCTATTGTATCGGCTGTATTGATGTGTAATATACCAATTCCTCCTGCAGCCTCCCACTGATCTATATTAACTGCTCTATCATCTATTAATATTGAAGATGGTGTAGCTAATTGTTGTTTTTGTTTTGCATAACGTAATATTAATTTTGTGCCTGGTATTTTATGCTTAACCCACACAGCTTTTCCTATTCTTGATGATTCTTCACGTGATGGAGCTGATAATAATACTGGGTTAAACGGTTTAAGGTAAGCCCATAATTCTTTACCACCTGGCATCCATTGTAATCCTGCCCAAAACCCAACACCTGCTTTAGAAATTGGATCCCAAAAATCTTCACCTTTTTGAAATTCACCTTTAAGGTCAATACCCGTTAGTTTTTCGTATCCTAATTCAAAATCAGTTAATACACCATCCATGTCACAGTATATTTGATATTGTTCTTTATCTTCTTTAATCTTATTTACAGTCCAACCATCTTCATCTGGTGTTAGACCATCTACTTGTGTTTTCTTTTTTACTACCCCTAAATTAGTATTAAACTGGTTTCTAATTTCGTCTACTAACTCACGAGCATAAGCATTTAAACCAAAAGTATCAGGTCGGGAAGGGAGATTATTATGTCCACATTTGTGACAATCATATAAATCATTTCCACCATCTGCAACGTTCCAACTCCACCCACATTTACGACATTCAATTTTAGGAACCTGATTTCGTATAGAATTTGTTTTATCTTCTGTTATTTTATTTGTCCAACCTCTAAACATGATGTTTCCGGTTTCGTATGCTTCTCTTTCAATTTTTTCTAAATAATCATCCTCATTAACATTATCAGTACTAATTCCTTCTAATCTGTTTTCGTGGTTTTGATGAACGTGTATTAATTCATGCGCATATGAACGTAGTATATCCTTAGGATGTCGCCCCAGCGTGTATAACACGACCTCGTTATTGTTTGGGTCATAATACGCAGTTTTACCAAAAAAGTCTTCACTATTTGACTCAGCATTATGAATAAATTTTATTTTAGGGTATGGTTTTAATTTTAAACCATCTTCCTCCATGCTTTTAGTTAATGACTTCATTATGGGTTTAAAGTCAAATGTTTTTGGATCTAATACTTCAGTTAATAGTTGTTCTTTTACAACATTACTTAAAATGTTAAATATTTCTTCTACTTCTTCATCCTTTAACATATTAGGTAAAAGTGGTTTTAATTTTTCAACTGAAATTTTAGCTGCGTTACGAGCTGCTGTTCCAGATGCTCCACCTTGTGTAACTACTGTTGATACTTTCAAATTAGGATAATTGTCTACGGACTTTGTTCTTGTTGCTATGTCTTTAAAATCATCTTCATTTCCTTCTCGAGCACCAATTACAAATAACACCTCTTCATCCGGGTGTTCTTTAGCATAATTGTATAGTGCTTGTATAGGTGGTTTAGAACTTAATTCCACTGTGACTTTAATCCCTAAATATTGTTTGTAAATATCCCAAATAATAATTGATTCTTCAGGGGATATTCCATCTCTTTCTTTACCACCAATTAATATAATAAATTCGTCTATGTTTGGATACTTATCTAAAGCCGTTTTAACTACTTCAAAATGTCCTGTTGTTGGAGGTTTAAATCCCCCTGCATATACTGCAACAGTTCTTTTTTCTTCCTCAGGTAATAGACCTCTTGTAATTTCTTTAACTAAATCCATTTATTTGTTTAAAAATTTTCTTAATTCGGCTTGTGCATCTTCAGCAGATATTGAATTATCTATAATATCCCTTACCCCATCATCACTTAATAGTGCATTTATTTCCTTAGTAGATTTCTCTTTTTGCTTATCTGAATAGGCTTGTCGAGCTGCTGATTTAGGTTTTGTGTTTTTAGCGGCATAGGGTTTTAAATACTTATCGGTTATATCTTCTAAATTATCTAATTTTTCATCCTTTAATGTATTGGCAACAGATATAAAATTATCTGAACCAAATAGTTCCTTATATGGTTTATAATTTTGTGTAACACCATTCCATGTTCTTAATACAATAGCAGGAGGTAAACTTCTATCTTTACCCGAAGATCTTTCAAATCTATCTTGGTTTTGCATTAGTGATCTTTGTAAGTCAGTATAAACGTAAAGCATAAATACTTCATATCCTGCTTTTATTAATTCCTCTCTTAACAGTGATGTTTGTTTAAATGAACCTGCAGTACCATCTAATACAAATGATTGTTTAGCCTCTATTGTTTTTTGAACTCTCCCTTTAAATTCTTTATTAGCACTAGCCATAGCTATTGCTTGTTTACTTCTTTCTTCAGGAGTTGAATTTTTTAAATCTAAAGACACATTAGCATCTTTTAATTTTTTAATATAGTCATCATCTACATTTAATACTTGTAGATTACTTATATTTAAACCCTTTAAAACATAGCCCTTACCAGCACCTGGTGCACCCGCTAAAATTATAGCTTTGGGATTATTTTGCCCCCCAATAGCACCTGAATTGACTCCAGCAGCATTGGTAACTTCCTTTAATAATTTTTCTAGTTTTATCATATATTATAAATATGGCTACCTATATCATGTTCATGTGCTTTAGAAAATCTAATTCCTCTTTAGTCACATCCATTATATTCTTTTGCATTATTTCCTGAGCCCTATTATATTCTTGCTCTTCAAAGTATATTTCTTCAGCGTTCATATATTATTTTTTAATTAATAAACTTGGTGAAACTCTCATTTGCGCTCCTACTCTTCCATTACCAGCATTATTCTTTTCTACTTTAATCATTTTACTGTTAATTTTAATAATAGTAAATGTATCTTTTGGATTAACCTTTTTATGATCAATACCTACTATATCACCAACTTTAAATGATTCTTTAGCATCATGTCTAAGCTCTGATCTTCTAACATCTGTAGCAAATCTAATTTTAGTAAATTCTTGTAAATTTGAATTTTTAATGAATTCTAACACTTCGTTTAAATTTGTCATAACCTTTATTTGTTTTTAATTATTATACCGTAAATATACGAAAGATATCCCGGGAAGCCAAGCTTCCCGTGCATTACTTTAACTTACTTTTTAAACTTGCCCACCATCGAAAATTGTCCAACCTTTATTACTAACTAATATATTTTTAGCAGCTAATCCGGCCGAGGTGAATGTTGAATCACCAAAATCAATTGTTACATTAGGTTGCAATGCCGCGAAATCGACAACCCAACCATTATATAAAGTATCTAATAAAGTATAAGTTATAGCACCTGCTACTCCTGTTCTCCCCATAAACAAATCAGCAGTAACTAAAGCATTTAAATCCCATAAATTTAAGGGTTGTTGAAATGAACTAGCATAATTAAACATACGACTTATATTAGTCACCTTTCTAACATCCCAATTATTAATAGGTGAATTAAAAGCAGTGGCTAATTGAAACATATTAGTCATATTAGTTACATTACTCACATTCCAATTTGAAATATCACTATTAAATGTTGTTTTATCCTGAAATAAATTTGACATATCTGTAATAGCTGAAACGTCCCAAGTATTAATTTGTCCATATGTAGAAATCGCTAAAGCATTATCTGAAATCCATAAATTAACAGCATCTTGTAATTGTACTTTTGAAGTAAATACAAAAATTGAGAGAGTATAAGTAAATGTAATACCACCAGTACCTCTAAGAAATACTGTATCATTAAACGTTGTGGTAAGGGGGAAATAATCAAATGTTCCTCCTCCTGGAGGAATAACTATAGACCATACATGGCTTTCAAATGCTCCGGGGGATTTAGATTTAATTAAAGTATCTTGACTAATATTAACAAAATTTTTAAAATTTGCCTTAGCAGGTTGAGGACTAAAACCATCAAAAGATCCATCTGCATCTCGAGTAGCTTCCATTGTAAAATATGCAGAACCAGTACAAGTAGGAGCTCCCATGGTTATATTATAAGTCTTATTAGCATTAAAAGTAACAGGGTTTAATATTCCTTTTCCATTTAGTTGATCGAAAGTTATTGTAGGCATAATATACTTTTATTATAAATATGTAATTTAATCAGGGAAATTAAAGTGTAAATTAAACATAGGAATAGAGTTGTGATATTTCTGACGTATTGTGGTTTTTTCCACCTTATCTAAGTATTTGTGTATTTGTCTTCCTATAACAAATGCATCATCTTTTATAACACCATCTTCAATAGTGTAAGCTCCATATTCTCCAAATTCAGGATTTAAAATAACACTATTATCTTTAAAATTTTTATCAATCATTTCTAAATCATTATCCTTAAAAATCTTCATTTGAGTAAATAAAGTATGTGTAGTACATAACTGAGTAAAGGGTGCAAACTCTAAAAATACATCTACAGCCATATTAATAGGTAAAATTCTATCATAATACCATTGTGCTGCTTCTCTAGTTAAAACATAAGAATGTGCTGCAAACTGGTCAAACCTATGTCTTTCTATCAATCTAATATTGCTTTTATCAAAATCCCTCCAAATAAGGGGACTATAAGATTCTATTTTATCGGCATATTTTCCTAACCATAAAACTCCCCATTTCATTGGAATTTGACTATCTTCTAACCTTCCTTTAATGTGGTTGAGATCATAACTATATGCGTGGGGAGTTGTACATATGTCATCTTCTACGAATAATGCTGTGCTTTCCCCACTCTCTAAAAATTCACCCCAAGCTTTTCTATGTGATAGGGCACAACAAATAATTCCAAGGGTACACCACCCATTAGGATCACTAAATTTTGTAGATATATTTTCTTTTAACCATTCTGGAGTTGGGTTAATATCTTTATTATCAATAGCTTTTACCCAATTAATGTCTTCATCACGAAATACCTCCCTTAATGATTTTTTTCTTTCTGTGTGTCTCTCTAAATGTATAGCGTATACCTTACCAAATGGGTTTTTAATCATTTAAACTTTTATTTAATTTATCTTCTTCAAAATCATCCATAAATGCTGCCCATTTACCTTTAGGGCAAGATGATGAAAGTGATCTTACTTTTAATTGTAATATACACCCACAATCTCTACAACATGGAGCTGTTCCTGGCATAGCACAGCTATCTCCTTTAGTATCAAACAATTCACATTTTGAACATATATCCCATCTTATAGCAGCAATTTGTTCAACATCTTCTTTAACAAATACTCTATTCTTAATACCCTCAAATATTGCATCACGATTACCCCAAGCTTTTATTAATTTATTTAGCCTCATATTTTATAATTTATATAACCAACTTGTATCTGCAAAAAACAAACCTTCTTCTAATCCACAATACCTTATTGCTTCTCTTACTCCCGGATGTTCTGGTGAATAGTCATGTCCTCCAATAAACCCCGTTTTTTTAATTTTAGGTAAATATAATAGAATATCTCTAGCAACATTATCAAAACTATGATCTCCATCTATATATACAAAATCTAAACTTTCATCTTTAAATCGTTCAACAGCATCAAAACTATATTCTTTAATATGTTCTACTTTAATATCTCCAATTCCTGTACCATTGCCTTTAAACAATTTAGTATTTTGATTAAATTCTTCTTGAATATTATCACTCATACCAACTAAAGGATCAATTGAATATATAGTGTCAAAAGCAAATGAAGAAGCAAACATAAGTGTAGATTCACCCTTATATGATCCTATTTCTACCATAACAGTATTTTCTATATCTTCAAGCGCTGAACCTAATTCAGTAGTAAGATTAAACATACCATACATTAGTCTATTAACTCTAGTTATTTTGCCTGTATGTACAGTAGGTTCCCAACTCATAGGAGGATTAAACCTCATTGAATTTATCTTCTCTACTTCTTCCATATTCTATCATTAATTACTAATATATCAACATCTGATTCTTGAAATAGATTATATGCGTCTATTGGTTGTTCTACTATTGGGTTTCCTTTTACATTAAGTGAAGTATTAATTAAAACTGGGACACCACTTAACTCATGGAATTTAGTCAATAAATCAAACATTTTTTCATTATGGTCCCTATTTATAGTTTGAACTCTAGCTGTATTATCTATATGTACTGCAGCAGGTATTTTAAAGGGTTGTTTACAAGGTACAGTATGTAACATATAAGGGGATGGAAAATCCATATTAAACCATTTACTAGCTTCTTTTTCTAATACTATAGGAGCAAAAGGTCTATACCATTCTCTAAATTTAACTCGTTTATTTAGTTCCTCTTTCATATCGTTATCTATAGGTGATGCTAAAAATGATCTATTACCTAATGCTCTAGGCCCATTTTCACTTCTTCCTTGATACCAACATACAATTTTACCTTCCATTAATGACATAGCTAAATCTAATAGATCTAACTTTTTAGACTTTTGTTCAAATTCTTGTTCATTCCAAACTATTCCTGTATAGGCTAATTCTTTAGTTTTATAATCCATAACTCTGTCATAACCAAGATAATTATGTACATACCATAAAGCACTTCCTGCTGCAGTCCCATCATCTCCACAAGCTGGATATAAAACAACATTATCAAAATCAGTTTCCGTAGCTATCTTATAATTAGCGTTACAATTTAAAAATGTACCACCAGCTAGACATAAATTCCCATCATGAGCACCATTTCCTTCAACAAATAATTCCTGTGAATATTTAACTAATGACCTTTCAGCCATAAATTGTACAGATGCTGCTATATCCATTACTTCTTGAGTAGTTGATTCTTCTCTAGTATATGGTTCTTGCCATGTTCTATTATAATGCTCACTTCCTGGAACATCATCTTCAACATCTTTCCTAATTTTAAATGCAAATGGATACCTTCCACTTAATTGATGAAATAACCAGTCAATATATCTATGTTCTTCTTTATCTTGTCTTAAACCTTGAGGTTGTGTAAAAAATTCCCATTTTTCATATGCAATTCTTTGTACATTACCATATGCAGCTAATCCCATTAATGAACCTGCCTTTAAAGTACCTGGACCTATACCACATAATTCAGTAGCACAATCATAAAAATTCCCATACATATATCCTGGGTTTTTAATTTTATGAATATGCCTACCACTAGCTAAATAATAACTAGAACATGCTTCTTCATGGTGCATACTTGCATCTACAGTAAATATCGCTGATTTTTCTAAATTTGAAGTATAAAATACGCTAGAAGCATGAGCCATATGATGATCCATTAATAAACCTTTAAAATCTTTATCAATTCCATCAATTCTAACATTAAGTTGTATGTTATTATTGTCATTAATATCGTGAGAATGCCAATGGTCACTTAATCTATGTATAGTACCCGGAAGAGTATAACCATGCTCAGTAAGCTCTACTTTTTCAGCATCAGGTAAATGATTAGTTAGGGGGCTTTGAGTTTCCCATGTACCAAATGTAGTAAGAGGGTATTTACCACCATCTTTAGGGAAATATATTTGTAACCAAGGTATAAATTCTTGAGACCAAGCAGAAAAAGTAAACGCATCTACATCTTTAATCTTTAAGTCCCAACCTTGCAATATTAATTCAAGGTGTTCCTTTTGGACATACATATCCTTTTTATACCTACTCCATCTCTCAATAGCAGAGGTAGCATGTAATCTACCATCTTTAATTAATGCAATACTTGCATCGTGACCTAAATGAATTCCAATAACAACACTCATAACTTATGGTTTAATTATACATATAAAAAGGGTTCGGACCTCTATTACTCCTTCACATCATTGCATCTATAAATACGTATATACGGGATGTTGTGAGTATGCCACAAGATACGAAAGATTATTTGGCGTTCCAACCAATCCTCATTATATTACGAATATGAATCACTACATAGAGTTAAAATCGGATAGTTTAGATAAGTTAATAGAAACAATACCCAAAGTCTTAATAATGGTAGGATCATCGCATTGTCCCTCATGTAAAGTGATACTCGGCGAAAAACTTAATACATTCGCCCAAGATAATACAGATGTAGTTGTTATATATGTGGATTCATTCAAATTTCCCGAAGCAGTCAAGAAAATTTTAAGAATTCCGTTGAGTATAGTACCAACTTTCGTATATTACGTGGGTAATGAGTATATGGGCTATTTAGATACGGTCACATCACTCGATGATATTAAAAAATTCTTAATAAAATAATAAATTATGTTTATACCTCCACCACTATTATTCTTCTCCGGCATATTGTTCACATTTTGTACAATTGTTGCATATAGAGTATTTAAAATTAATAATAAGATATCCGTTGTGCTGAAGTCGAACGATATATCCAATAATCTCTCCTCTATTCGATATCAAGAGATTTATGACAAGTCGGAATCCGCAAATTTCGCTCTGGATAAAATAAATGACAGGATGAATTCGGATGAATACGTGGGTTTGGCAGAGTTGAAGAAGCAACAGAAAAATTTACAAAAAAAGGTTCACGATGACTTGAATAGCGTGATAAAAAATCAAGCCAAATTCTTTGACGAACAACAAAACATAAGAAACAGCATTAGCCAAAACAAAGCGTTGATTAATAATCTAGGAAGTTCACAAAACTATTAGCATGGGAAATAAAACATTCGATATCGTAGAATATCAGATAACGTACACTAACATGGACGATACAATGGTAACGGTGAATATCTCTACCGACCGAATAGATTGGACGCTAGAACAGTACGCTCGTAATAGAGATATTAAATCATACGATATAATAACATACGAAGTATGGGATGGTATACAATACATTACTGAATCGTATATACCTGGCCCGGATCCGAAAATTATTGCGGAAGACGATTTCGATATCTAGATATTTCCTACTTTTTTGCCAAAACGGGCAAAACAACACCCCTTTTTAATAGCTCTACCGCTATCACACCTCTCTTACGTGGTAGCTTTAAGTATAATTCGTTTAATTCCTCCGTTCGAGTTGCGGCTGGAGTATAATGTATCCATTCCCACTTGTTAGTATTTCTACCTCTTGCGTCCTTTATTACTTTCTTCACGGACGGCTTTAATTTTGATGCCATATTGCGTATATTGTTATTCCTATACATATATAACTATCTAATCATAGTCGACTATATAAGTATATACCAATCGATGTGGAGATACGTGTTCGAGCTATAAATCACCACCAACCCTTTCTTCATATATACACGCGTCGATGGACAGTACCGCGCATGGGATATGATACGCATATGGCGGCGGTACGGCATACGGACGACATAACCACCATATATAATATATAATATCCAGTAAGTACCACCGCGGTGAACATCACGTTATATTACTTTATTACCGTCGGTGTATTATTGTTGTAAGTACGTTGTAGTATTGTTGCTGGTATAGCATAAGTACATAGCATTGCCATATCCCCCATTTACGGTAGCCAAATGTCGTTGCATATTTCGTTATGAACGGTTATGAACCCGCGGGCCTTGTAGTATCCCCACGTGTCATCGTTGCTTAATGTGAATAATTCATGTATTAAATTTCCTCCACGTGCACACATTGCAGTATCCCCATTGTTCACCACGTGTTCATATATACTTTAACGTAAGTCGAAAATCACTTGGGCGAGCCATCAAGGGGTTAACACACGCCTCATATCACTTCACATACCATGCATAGAAAAGGTCACATATCGATATATTCTAATATCAATAGTGACCAATCTACATATCTTTGGACATACGTATGGTTAGTTTTCCACACGTACACAATCTATGCTTAATGTTGTATGCTTACATGCGTTTTAAACGGTGTATAATGCGATTTAAACGCGTCGCTCTTGAACCAAGCACACGTCATTGAATAATTATCCAGCGCGATTAAAACGCATACATTAACGTTTCATACCCTTAATGAACCGTGGTTGAGACGCTTGTTTAGCATGCTGTTTTTGAACGGGTGTTGGTGTAGACGTTAACTTACCTCTACCCTTTAACCACGATTGTAATGTCTCGATGTTATTCTTCATTGAATTTCTACTCATAACTATTTATATTTTACTTGTTGACTCGAAGGAACCATATCCTCCAACATATTTAACCAATCGTGTACTCGAATTTCCCACGTTTGAAATTGTATCCATTTTTTAGCGTTCATTGACTTACGATACCATTCATAGTGATATTGCTTATCCTCACTACACGTACCCATATTCCTACTCATCGCCGTTATTGTTTTATTCTGGATATCTCCTCTAACGACATCCTCCATGCGTTTGATTCCATATGCCTCGACAGACTCTAAATCTATAATATTAGCAAACGGTGTAATCAAGTTATCCAAATTACCTGTGTTCGTTGATAGCATCTTAACTCCACCTGCCATCATCTCTAAAGCGCTAATACAAAATGTCTCTGGATACGTACTTGGATATAACCAATACTCTGCCTTAGATATCTCTGCATATAGCTTCTTAGGCGATAACGCTCCTAACCACTTTAAACCATCCATTTCCGGAACATTATAACCCCATTTATCACTATAAGGTGGAGTACAAACATGCAACGTTAAATTTGGATTGTTAGCTCTAAGCCTTGGGAACATTTCCAATAATGCATCCAATCCTCTATCCGTTGCACTCGAATATATGATTCTGTCCTTAACCTTTATTTCATCAACATCCTTCCAATCGCCTAAATCGATTGCATTGCTCATAACGTGTATATACGTATTAACATCTGTGTTGTTGTGTATAAAAGAGCTTGAATATTCTTTTTTGATATACTCGCGTTGCCACTCACTTACACATATGATTCCATCCATGTTTTCACTCCCAAGTATATCACGTGCATTATCCATTTTATTGCCCTTAAAGAAATCATGGAAATCCGTGTTGTGCATCCAAAATAATGACTTTTTATATGAAATACATGCTTCGTTTAGAGCCTCTATGTAATGAATGTAGTTAACTCCTATTGCTATATCAAAATTAGTAAATGCTATACTATTAGATCCACGTTCGTTGCCTTTGTTTAATATCGCTTCGTAGTCTATATATGTTACTTTATTCATGTAACAACCTTCTACATTACCTGTTACAACAACCTTATGGCCTTCTTTAGCTAAATACTCTGCTAACTTAATAACACAATACTCACTACCACCTATGCCTTGTGATTCCCAAGTTTGTTTGTTCCACTTGTCTTTACTATAACCTGTGTAGAATATTATCTTCATTGTTTAATCATTTCTATATATTGTTTATCCCTTACTAATTTAGATTCGCCTGTTGATATAAACCCTAACTCTAAATATAATTGTTTAGCATGGTTGTCTTCAAATACCCATAAGCGCCATTTATCCTTTGTTGGCAATATTTGTTCATATGCTTGCCTTGCTATACCTCGTTTTCTAAGATCTGGATGTATATCAATTCCAATCATGTCGTCATCTATTCTAATGTAACCTATGTTTGGATTATCATTATAGCTTATCATTTTCCATTGTGGTTTTGTTTTAATAAACCACTCATAACATTCTGCTAACGTAAATTTAGTATCATTTTCTAACATACTTCTAGTTGAAGCATAATTTCTTATTTCTAATAACTCGATTAGATCATCTATTGTTATGTCTTTTAATTCAATCAAATTGTACGATATCGTCTTAATTTATTCCAAATAACCTGCTTACTTTTACCTAATACTTTATAATTTTCTATCTTCGAGTTAATTGCTTCACGCTCATTATTAACTTGTTGATTACCATTACTCTGTTCCATTACCAATTATGTTTTTCTATTGTCATTGAGCCTTCTTGAGCTGCTAATAATGTTGACTGCCATAAATTAATTGCTATAGCATATCTTATTCCACGTGTTACTTCTGTTACTTTATGTTTATGATTACCTGCATCAAATATTACTAACCTATTATAAACTGGTTGTATACGTTCTGGCTCATTGTCTTCACCCTTACTAAATATCTCTAAGTAACCACCATCTATATCCATTGGTTTTGGATAATATACTGTTCCAATTATTGGTCTAATTACTTCACCATCTTCTTGACCACCTGTTCTAGCCCAATGTAATTCATCTTTATCATAATGTGGTCCTAAATCTTTATTTGCTTGATCTGGACCATAAATTCCTGTCCAATATTCAAACCCTACTAAATTACTAATTGCAGGTACACTATTACTTGACCAAATATTTTTAATTAAATGTTGTTTTTTAGTGATTGGCTCTTTATTCCACCAACCATCCCACCACATGAAATCTCCATTTGGTCCAAAGAATGTTTCATCACCAGATATTATCTCTAATAACCGTTCGTCCTTAATAAAATCGTCTATTACTATCATATTGTATTATTTAAATGTCGCTTTTGCCTCTAATAAAACTTACAACTACATATCTAGTACCTTCTGTTACTGGTCTAGCACCATGTTTATGTGTTATATTTCCTGGATGTAATGTCATTACACCTATTTCTTTTGGATTAACATTACATCTATATTTTTCAAAATATGTACCTCCACCTTTAAATTCACCTGGATTTAAGTTAACTAAAGTTGTTATATGACTATGATCATGATGTAATCCTAAATGTGCTTGTTCTTCAGGCTTATACCTAATAATAAATGATTCATCGTTTAATTCATCCCATGATTTACCATCTAATTTAAATTTGTATATTGCTAATGGTCTGACAAATTGATTAATTACTCTATTATAAATGCCTTGCATGCCTAATACTTCAAGTAAATTGTCTGTTGTAGGATAAAATTCATGTCTGTCATTTGTCCAATCAAAATGTTCACCTAATTCTATTAATTCATCACAAAATGCTTTAGTAAAGAATGGAAATGTATAAACATGAGTACACGGTTCATCTATTATTAAATCATATTCTTCATTTAAAATAAATGATGAAATATATTTATTACACCACTCATCCCAATTATCTACATTTAATATTTGAGGGTTATGTTGTTGTTTAACCGCTTCTACTTGGTCATTTGGTGGTATTACAATTTCATTAGCAGGATCTGCTTGTTTGTTTTGTACCTCTTTAACATGATCTGGAGTGTATTCTGTTAATGAATCTGAAGAATAATTACTTGATTGATTAATATAATTTTTTGGTAATGAATATTGTTTAAACCCATTATGGAAGCATTTATTTGCATCTTCTCTATCATGAACACCAGCTATAGCAGGTAAAAATTCATCCCAAGGTATCATATTAGTTAAATAATTAGAATCAATAATTTCCTTCATACCTTTTCTAGATAACACATAAGCATGAGCGTTAAATGAATATGCTGTTTGAATAAGACCTTCATTTACTTTAATATCTTTTTCTGGTCTAATAGGATTACGACCTAAATAACACATGCTCCAATCATCAAGTAAATGATTTAATTCCCATTCAGGAAATTTTTCACCATTACCATAAAAATCCTCTTCTAATATTAATATATTTTCAAATCCCTCATTATAGGCATTTTCAATCGTTGAATAATGTGATAAACCACATCCAATTTCACCTGGAGTTAAATCTCTACTCCACCAATTATTTTGAGGTTCATTTGAGTTGCTATCTAATTTCCACCACTTAGCTTGGTTATATTTTTTGTAAGGAGATGTTGCATTACCATTTTGTAAATCCCAACCATTAATAGCTGGTACAACATAAAATGGTGTATCAGTTTTCATTTTTAAATCTTTAATTTTAACAGATATATCGTGAGGTTCTGTTATTAAGCTTATAACGTATATAAAATCTATTGTCATTGTGTTGTATTATGTATGTTTAATATACAAATTTTAAATTAAGTATCCTAGTTGTTTTATAAAATGAATGCTCCAAGCAAATAAACCATTTAAGTTTAATAACACTAAGTTCCATTGTTTTCTTGATGACGTTTGTATCATTACACATATAAATCCTATTATAAATAGTTTAGGCTCTAAAGTCCATTGCCCTGCTATTAAAAACGCTGCTCCAAAATAACCAATACGTGAAGCAAATTTTTGATATGATGTTAGTTTATTAGTATAAGCTAGCATCTTAAGCAGTTTAAATTTAATTGATTTTTGTTTTAATCTCATATTATTCTAGTTCAAAATTTATATCTATATCATCTATATCATCAACAACTGCGTAGTGTATATTTGATAAACGTTGGTCTTCAATTAAGCATTTTTTACATATATGCTTTCGTGTTATAGTTGTTATTAATTGATCATAGCGAACTAATTCCTCTTCAAAATCATTCCCCAATTTAATCTTACTCCAATCAGCATTATTACCCCATATATCATCTCTATGTACATCATTTAAAACGGCATGCCTATCAATCTTCTTTTCTAGCCATTCTAATAAGGGTGATTCAGCAGAAAATACTATAGGCATATCTGTAGGTAGTGTACACCAAGAACAACTATTCTTCATACCAACCCTGATTTAAAGCATAGTCTTTGTCAATAAAATAACCAAAACTTAACAATACTCTGGGTTTGTCTTTTTCAACTTTTGTAGTATAATGTTCATGTATTCCAGCTAAACATCTCCATACTTCATTTTCCTTAACTTTATATTCAATTTTATTTATTACGGGATTACCTCCTTTTAATGGTTTAGATATTAACACATTAAATCTAGTATGTATTACATCTCCTAAATAATCATATGGTAAATCTTCATTTAGTAATTCATCTGGTCCTTCAACATTAAAATTAGCATCGCTATGTTCATGTACTTGATGACCATCTTCTGAATAGCAAATTAAATAACCATAATTGGGGTCAATTTGAGTACTCATAGGTAAATCAAATTTTGTCATTATTTCATCACCTAGATCCATTAAATCTGAATATGGAAAACCATCATCTAATAGCTCATTTGAAACTATATGTAAATAATCCCTAGCAACAACATGACCCCCGTGTTCAGGTTTTTCTGTAATGTGTGTTTTTCTATTGTCTTCGTTTAAGATCCAATCTAATAAAGGTTGGGTTAAACTTTTGTCTAATATAAAGTTAGTTTTCATAATTTATTATTTATTAGTTCCTTCTCTTCCACTATATAACCAATAAGGGTTTTCAAAGTCAATATCATAATCAAGTGATTTTATAAATGGCATTTTAGCTGTAAAGTTTCCACTACATGATATTCTATCTACATTTGAACCATTTCTAGGTGTAAAGTGTAATATATCCCTACTAAAAATATATAAATGCCCTGCTGTTGAATTTATTTCATATAATATTCTATTTCTATCTAGATTAGTTATAAATACTAAGTTACCTGAATTTTCAGGGAAATGGGGATAATATACAAATGATAATCCTGGTGAATTAGTTTCTTCATGATTATGAATCATAGTTTGTTCACCTGGTGGAACAATATGACCCCATATTTCACCTATTGAAAATGTATTAGAACCAAATATTGAATCTACAACATTTTGTGTAGCAAAAGTCATCATGTCATGAGACTTGCTTGATAAAGGTGTGTCTTCGTAAAACGTATGTTGAACGTCTATTTCACTTTGGTTAGGTCTTGACTGTCCAGTTGAATCTTTGGGATTTTCCCTTTGATCAATAATATCATTTATTAAATAATCATTGTCAACCTTTAGTTTGTGTTGGGAATAATAAATCCCGTTTATTAATTTAAACATCTATTATAACTGCTTCTTCAATGGTTTTACATAATAATATTCTATCTTCTTGCCTTACAGCTCGATCACATCCTAAATAATTAACCCACATACCAATTAATTTCTGGTTTAGTTGATTACTATTTTTATCAGTTACGAAGTAATAAGGGTCAAAATCCCTTACTATTTGTAGTAATTCATCATTAATCTTTACCAGATTGTAATAATTCTTCATCATATGCTTGTTGTAACTTTTGAATTGTCATTTTAACTTCTACAGTTTGAGGGTTTACCCCTTTAAGTAAAATGATTTGGTTTCTAATCTCTTTTATAGTCATCTTCTATTCTTATTATATCGTCCTCACCAAAGTAAGTCCCTGTTTGTACTTCAATAAATATTACCTCTTCATCCGTTTCATTCCAAGCTCTATGTTTAGCTCCTAATGGTATTGTAATTGACTCACCAGGTGATCTAAACACCTTTTCATCATCTAATATAATTGTCAAATTACCTGATACTATTGTCCAATTTTCTTTACGTTTATCATGGTATTGGTATGATAATCTCTGATTAGGATTAACCTTAATCATTTTTACTTTACAATTATCATCATCAGACAATACTGTATATTCACCCCAAGGTCTTATAGCAAATTTATCAAATCCAAATGTTTTACTCATATTAAAATCCTAAATGTTTATCTCTACAAAACTCTAAATCAAATATTGTTGTTCTTGGGTCTAAACCTTCGATATTAAATGGATGCTTCCAATTATCTAAAGTTCTCCAACCTGGACCCCATTTTTTATATAAATATTCAAAGTTTTTTTCATTTGAATAATTTAAGCCATCCATCATTTCTTGGCTATACTTTTTAGTATTCATTCCAGTTTCATAATACTCAGTACCTTCACCGTGATAATAATCGCGTTCTAAATTCCATACACGTTTCACTGGATTGTTTTGTAAACGCATTATATAATCGCTATCTTCACCGTAACATGGATATAAATTTTCATCAAATAAACCATGACTTTGAACAACCCAATCTTTAATTAAAAATAAATCAAATGAACCTATTTTAAAATCACCTTCATTACCATGAACTAAACCTACAGTATCATCTTGAGCTGCATCATGCATTTCCTCTAAAAACCCTTCACTAAAACTAACATCATGATTAGCTATAATCCAATAAGGCTCATTCATGTACGTTTTAATAATCATATTCCAACCAGCAGCACAACCAATATTATAAGGCATAGTTGCTAATTTAAAATTTTTAATAAACGGATGAGGTTTACTAATCATAGCATTTATATCATCATCTAATTCGCCTTTACCGTTGTTATTAATTATTAAATAATTTTCTACTGGGTAATCAACTGAATCAATTTGGCGTTGTAACCATTTAGGTCCGTTTAAAATTAATACTCCTAATACTGGTATTGGTTTTTTATTCATGGTTATTAGGTATAATTGATTTATTTTGTTTAATAGTTTGAACTGTAATTAAATCTTTTAATTTAGTTGTTGACCAACCATGAGATCTAGATGTAAATACAACTTTTGGTGGTAAGTCATCGCCTGTAAACGATTTACCAATATAATCTTCACCTAATATTCTAATATCAGGTTTAAAGTGTATAATTAAATCACGTAGTTCCTCTTCGGTTTGATAAACAAATACTTCATCCACATAATGAATAGCCATTAATGCTCTATATCTTTCATATAAAGGTATTACTGGTTTATATTTACTTTTTCTATGTAATGATGGGTCTTTTTGTAAAAACACAATAAAATGATCACAATGCTTTTTAGCATCCTCAAATGTATAAATGTATCCTGGGTGTAATAAATCAAAATTCCCAGCTGTAAACCCTACTATTTTGTCTTCCATAATGCTTGAATTGCAATTAATACGGCACATAAAACTAAACTTACTAATGTTTTATTATTAATGCCTTCTTTAAAAAAATAACTAACTAAAATGGAATAAATTACCATTCCAATACTAAACCCTATAAATCTGGTTGGCCATAATAAACCATTAAATCCTTGAACTGTGTATTTAGTTCCCCAAATATACAAAAACGATATTGGGATACCACATAATGCAACTAACATTTCATTCTTTTGAAACCATTCCCATTTAAACTGTCCATTTAATTGAAAAAATACAAATAAATGTCCAAATGCAAACCACATTATTCCTAGTAACAATTTTTCTACCTGCATCTTATTGTAGTTTTTGGTTGTTGTAAATGTCTTTATTTTCATCTCCATATCCATAATCAAATAAAACTGATATAAATCCTATTCTAAGAATACAACTTGTCCAAGGACACTCATCATTCCAATCAAAAAAATCCCAGCTAATACCTAACACAAAACCATCATGAGGCCATTTAAAATTAACTGCTATTCCATACCAACTATTCATTATAACATTAGGTTTTTATTTTCTAAAAACATCCAAAAACGTTCAAGCCATAATTCAACTTTAACATCTTCAATTAAATCTTTTGCTCCATAACCATCAATACGTTTGTTAGCTACGAATGCAATTCCCATATCACAATAATCTCTTGCTTTGTCTCCGTTACCTTCATTATAATGTTCTTTTGCTTTACTTAAGCAATGATGTAAAACCTGTTTTTGTATAACCATTTTTTTATTTTTAAATTATTTGAATTGACTTTTAAAATATTCCCATATTAGAGCAATTGCAGCTACTACTATAAACGAAATAAAAGTGAAATACATTACTTTCATATTTCTGTCTACTTTTAAAGGGCTTCTGCCTTGGTTTGATCTGTATTGTCTATTTTCAGGTTGTAATTCTTGGTTTTGAAATTTTTCTAGTAACCAACTTGATGATTGTATTTTTTTACCTAATCCCCAAACTACATCTACATTCATTGATTCACAATAATCAACTTCAGGAACGTTGCTTAATTTTTCAACTCTATCCCCTCCATTTCCAAATGCCATACTAATATTTTTGCCTTTATACTTAAATTTACGTCTGTATTGGATTACTGCTTCATAAATACCATCACACACTGTTTTATCATCACCACCTTTAGGGTTGCATATAATAACATTAGATACGTTTTTAATTCTAGACATAATATAGCTACGTTCCTCTTCACTCATAAATGCTTGACCCTTTTTTTGGAAAAGCCAACGATCATTATTTAATATAACCCATACTTCGTTTGCTAATTTAGAAGCTTCATCTATCATTTCAAGATGTCCTTTATGTACAGGATCAAAACCACCACTAACTAATATAACTTTATATTTCTTTTTCATATTAATTGTTGTAACTTTCTGCTCTCAAATTGTTTTGTTGTTCCTGAAAGTATTGTTTTGCTTCATGATATTTTTTATTGTCAATATCACCTACTTGATCATTTATTGCTTTTAATAAACTTTCGATGTTTAATAATTCCTCTTTAAAAGCTTGTGGATCCGTGTTTTGTTCATTTGATTGTAACCAACCTTGAATGTATTTTAGATTTTGCTTTACTTGACTTTTAGCAAATTCTCTCATTGCTAGTTCTACAAATTGACCATAATGAATTTTTTTGTTAGTGTAATCAATATAATGGTTAGTTGTTGCTATCATTAAATCGATTTCCCTTTGAATACTTAATTGTGCCATAATTTAATTTTATTTATTGTTTGTTTATTTACTATAATGTACGAACTTATACTTGATACTCCTAGTAATCTGAATTATTTTTTTCAATACAATCCATTTGAACATCATTAACTAATGAATCAAGTTTTAACTTGGCTCCATTTCTATCGTTTTCTTCTATTGCTAAAACTATATACATTAACCTAGTATATAACGCTTCTTTTATTATTGGATCCATTATGAGAGTGTTTTAATTAGTTCATTAATATCTTCTCTCGATTGCCATCCTTTAACCTCACCTAAATGTTCTCCATTTTTATCAAATGCTAATACTTCAAATGTAGAAACTTCATCTGAAGATTTAATAAAATCTTTAGGCATACTGTACAAACTAGGACCAGCTACTACTGATAATTCTATCCCATTAGGAAGCATTAGTAGTCCTTGTATTGCACCATTAATTCTGTGTTTTTTAAATGTAATGTCTTTAAATGTTTTCATAACCTTAATTGTTTTTGTACTCATTAATATACCGTAAATATACGAAAAAAAAACGCGGTATCCTAATGGAACCGCGCTTATCTTTAATTTATTTTAATATTTCTTACATGAACCTATTAAAATGTTCTCTAAGCGATTCCATTTCCTCCACTGAATCAACATTAACTGATTCATATTCTTTATAATCGGCTATTACTTCATCTTTATCATAAGCATCTACTTCACCATTAAATAAATCATCTTTATGTGTTCTAATATAGTCAAATGCATCACTAGTATTAACACTTAATTCGTCTCTAAGAATGTCAATTACATTTCTCATAGCCATTTTTCTATCATGGTTTGAAGCTCTAACACCATATTCTTTTCCATCATCACCCATCTTAGTAATTCCTTTTTCAGTTGGTATTGGATCTGCTTCTGCTATTTCTTTAGCAAAATCATCTACTTCTCCGTTTTCAGTATACATAGGTTTTACGTTTGCTATTTCTTTATCTTCTTGATTGTCTTCATTATCGTTTGATGATGTTTCTGCTCCGTAACCTGTGCCTTTAGCACTTGGGCTTGATACTTTATCAACATTAACAACATCATCTTCAGGATCTTGATCTGTTACACCATAAGACTCTTCCATACCATATTTAGTATTGAATCCTCTTTCACCTGGAGGTGAAATACGTCCATTAAGTATTTCATCAAATGCCTTAGCTAAATCATCACCATCAATGTTACCAGCATTGTATTGTTTTAGATGCATTTTCATTTCTGCTTCTATTGGGTCTGCTTCTTCTTTCATTGCTGCTTTTTTGTATTTAGTAGCATCACTTCCATCAGTGTCAGGTTGTTCATTACCTTTTCTATCAACACCCATTACTTCTTTTTTCATGGATTTTTCTTTAGCCATCATAGCTTGAACTTTTTTTATCATCTCCTTATCAGGATGTGCTTCAAGTCTGTCTGCTTCTTTAGCATCTTCATACTCTTTGTAGCCCATACCTTCAGCTAATTCTGTTAGATTGTATTTACTCATAATTATTTATTTTTTTTACGTCCTTGTCTTTTTTTACCTTTAGCTGCTTCACTTACGTCACCTAGTTGGTTACCTAATTCTTTTGCTGCTACAACTACGTCCTTTAATTCTTCTTTTATATTTTTAGCTCTACGTTTTACTTCTTTAGCTGCTTCCTTAACATCCTCAATTGTGTCTTCAATTTCATCAGGAATATAATCCCCATCTCTGTCATTAATTTTACCCTTTTTGTAAAATTTAAAATAGTAAACTGCAGCTGCTGCTACCAGTACTAATAAAATAACTAATAATTTAATCATGATTGTCTATTTTTAAATGTTTATTATAAATATATAACTCTATTTCAAATTATACTTCTTGTTGTACTTAGCAATAAAAGATTTACCTACACCTAATTCTTCAATTATAGCCTTTTCGGGCACACCAGGTAATTTTTTAGCACTAATAATATAATCTATATTTTTATTAAATACTTTAATTTTAGTTTTAGCATTAGAACGATTAGATGTTTTAAATACCATTACAACTGGGTTTTTACCATACATTTTTTGATCAATATCTGGTTTTGGGTGTTTATAACCTTTCATCTCATAATGTTCAGTTTTCCAAGGCCCGTTTTCAAACTTGCTTCTATCATAATGCCAAACTGATCTACCACCTAATTCTGGTTTAGATGGAACTTCAATACACTCTTGAGTATATTTTTGCCAAGGAATGGCTTCTTGTTCTTTTGGTCTACCTCTACTCATTATGATGCTTGATTAGTTGCTGCTCTACCATCTGAATCCTTATACTTTTTGTTAACTAAATCACTAGCTAACTCAGTAATTTTACAATCAGCAATATTCCAACCTTGTTTTTTAATCTCTTTAACTAAAGCACCCATTGAAGCAACTCTAACATTGTTGTTTCTTTTCTTCTTAACATTTGTAATTTGATAAAACATATAACCTTTATTTTTTAATTAATTAATCGCTCGAACCATTCGAACACATAAATATACGAACTCTTATTACGGTAACCTAATTTTACTGCGCTTACCTCTTTTTGTTTCGTGTTCAGCTGTAGTTACATTTAAATTTTTACCTTGTATTTCAGCTACTATTTGTCTGTATGTTGGTGAAGATAATTCACAACCATTGTATTTCCTTTTTACCATAATCTTGCGTTTTTAAGGGCTACTTGTACTAATGTGCCTTTATTTTTAACTAATAAATTACCATTTTTATGAAAGCCAAACACAATTTTAACTGTATCTTCATGGATTATTATTCGATTACCTACCTTTATTTCAGACATATGTCTATTGTTTTTATATTATTAATTACATCTCTAATATTAGCACATTTCTCATATTCTTCAGTTGATTCAAAATATTCAAGTAAATCTTCCGCTATTTCTAAATCAGTTGCTTCTGGATCTGGAATGAGTACCATGTCTTCTAGTTCATCACTATCATTAGGTACAAATGGTTTATTTACCCCTAATAACATATTATAACCTACATTCATTGCTCTGTCAAATAATTCTAATTCTTCCATATTAATCTATAAATTGGTAAGCATAAACTGATAGAAGCCCTGAGTATTTGCAAATTAATTTAGGATCGACTTCATTTAAATCCTCTTCTAATTCATCTTCGATTTCGTAATGTATTCCTGACATACACATATTAAAATGGTAATGGTTCGTTAGACTTATCTTTAGGTGTAAATGTAGGATCATCTAATTTTCTATACATCATAGTAGCAAATGGCTGTGCACCTATTTCTTTAACTACTACATCTTGTGAATGTCTTCTATTAGAAATTGATAATCTTAAATCATTAGCACGTTTTTTAGCCATATAATCATTATCAGCATAAACGTACATTTCCATTTGTACTACGTATCTTTTATTTTCTCCCATAACCTTTATTGTTTTTAATTATTATACCGTAAATATACGAACTCTATTTCGCGTCTCCTAATTTTGTGCGCATTGCTTTTACATGCTTGCAGTTACCACTTGATCTCCAATAACCAGGACATGAACAATGGTATTTACCACTTTCAGGATAATACTTAGTTTTGTATTCACCTAAACCACTTCCACTAACATTAATTTCAGTTATTGGTTTTTGTTTAACTACTATTTTAACTTTAGGTTTAATCCAATTTACATCTTCTAATCTGGTTTCAGGTAATACTTCTTGCCAACCTGGCATTATGTATGTTTTCCCTCCTATTGTGAATATAGATGGTGATATTCTGTCTTTGTGATCATATTTGAAAAGTCTAAACATTATAGAAGGACCAAACCCACTTGGGTCGATACTTAAATTGCTTTTTTCTTGCCAAAATCTACGGGTACGAATGTTACCGTGCTTATTTAAATTTGAAAATTCTACTATGGGCATAACCTTTATTTTTACTTATTATACCGTGAATATACGAAAGATTACTGCGGTAGCCAAGCCTTTGCGCATAAGTCTTATCTAGGTCCTCCAACAGGATTTAGATCAAATGGTTTATTATTTTTTATATCTGATGAGTCCACCATGTTTTTTCTATTTAATAATATTTCTTTTACTTGGCTATCTGTTAAGTACTTTAACCATAAATCGTTATCAGTATCACTTAATTTTACATTATTAATTCCTGCCTTACAATTACAAAACGTCCATCTATTACTATAAAAGAAGTATTTAGATGTTTCTGTACCTTGAGGTAATGATAGTGATTTCTCTAATGTATTTGTTAATACACTATCGTTATTAAAGATTGGGTCTATATTACCTATGGGTTTATTTGAATAAACACAAGCATAAATTGCTCTAATTTTATCTGTTGTATTTTGGGATGAACGATGTACTGTATTACCATCTATAGCTATTAAATCTCCTGCTTGTGCTATTATTTCTTCCCATTCACCTGTTTCTACATTTTGACAACTAATAGGTCCTGATTCTTTAGTTTGATTAGTTAATACCCACATAAAGTTAATAGTTTTAAATTCACCTTTAGCTGCAGCTAATGGATTAGGTCCATATTGATTATCATTATGTTCACTAAAACCAAAATCTTCATTAGGGAGTTTTACTACTACTTGGTCATTAAATAAATAAATTTCAGATGTGTCAAACATTGGAGCTACTATTTGTTGCATAAAAGGATGTAAAAAATATGCAATTAACTTTTCCTCTAATTTACTAGCCATTTCAAGGCCTCTCCAAAACTTACCTGTACCCCATTTTCTAGGTTCACCTAATTTTTTTATATATTTTTTCTTAACTTCAATGCATGTTTTTCTACACTCTGATAATGCAGATGAAGGTATAACATCTTTAATATGTAAATAACCTTGCTTATTAAATAACTCTATGTTTAATTTATCTTCCATTTTTATATATTTAATTTGTAACCACCAAATAGTTTCATATATGATGTCATTTTAGTTCCATTGCCATCTTTAAATACAAAACCATTTCTTAAAAATTTACGTACATTACCTTGTCCTGCTAAATGTGCTGCTGCTAATATTCCAGATTCAGTTATGAACACACCATGAACAACTGTACCTTCATATTTTTTAATATAACGTTTTAATTTTTTCTTATTATGCGTTAATAACATTAACATTGCTTCCTCTTGTAATGCTGGGTTATTAATAAATTCTGTTTTACTAACATTAATACCTAAACCCTTAAGTGTTTGATTACCAAATTGATATTTACCCATGTAACCAAATTCATTAACAACAGTATAATTGTTACTTGATTCTCTATGCCCTATAGCATTTAAAAATTCATTATGTGATGTTAATTTAATTGTAATTACTGGTGTTTCAATTGTAATAGGTATTAATTGTATAGGTTGCGGCTTAATTTCTTGTATTGGAGCAATTACCGATCTATACGTTGTAAACGCCATTAATGTTAGTATAAATAAAAACAATGTTAATTTTTTCATATTAAAAGTTTTTTAAAAAGTCCCCTTTGATTGGTCTTGATTTAAGATTAGCTGATTTTTCATCATTTTTTAGCATTTGGGTTGCTAATTTATCTAAATGCTTACTTTTTTGTTTATCGTAATCATTAATTATAGATGCATGTTTTCTACTATAGGATTTATTTTTCTTCATATTGTATATTTGCATTAACTATCCAACAACCACAAGCTTCTTGTATTTTCATGTTTAATGGATCAAAGTAATCATGTGCCGCCTTTTTAACTGGATCGCACCATGAATAATCATGTCCAGCTATTATACCATTAGGTTTTAATTTCTTATGCCATGCTGTAATATCATTTAACACATTATCATAATCGTGAGCTGCATCTATAAATATAAAATCTAAGGATTCATCTTTATATTCGTTTACTACTTCTAAAGAGTATCCTTTAATCGCTTTATAAAAACCTTCTACATTCTCCATGTTTTCCAGAAAGTGCTCGTACAGCCAATTAGGATTACCAATTAAATTAGGTTCGTATGATGATGCTTCTGGGTTTAAATGTTCTTCACTACCTTCCCAAGTGTCAATACAATCAAATTGAATCTGTTGACCTGAATTAGCTATTTCAGTTGCCATATAAGCTGCACTAGTGCCTTTCCATACCCCAACTTCAACAAAATGAGCCCCATTTGAGTTTTTGTTTAATACTAAATCATATAGGTCTTTAAACGTAAACCATCCCTGAATGTTATTGTAAAAGTGCTCTATCATATTCTGCTTATGTATTTATTAACTTCGTCTTCATCACCATCATCTAACCCTAATTCTTTTAAACGTTGTAAATGATAATCATCTACTTCCCACTCAACTTTATCTGTTGTTTTATATTGTTCAGTTTGTGTTTCAAGCTGTTTAATATCTTGTTTATTAAATATATCTCCAACTTGTAAAAAATAATGGTTATAACATAGTAATTGAACATTATCTAAACTATAATTGTTACTATTTTTATCTTTAAAATGTAATAATAAAGGTGTTTTATAATCTAATACTCTTTTTTCATTAAATTTACATACATTACATTCTTCTAATAAATATCCTTGTTCTATTAAAGCATATTTAAGTTTATTAGGATTAAATGATGAAGCAGCTATTCTGCCCTCAATTATTTCTAACATATGAGGCATCTTTTTAGGACCTCTTAAAAATTTAGGTATACCTTTGCCTTGTTGGTTTTTATGACCTTCAAATAATTCATACATTTTAGCATATTTTTTATAATGCTGGTATGAAACGTGTAAGTACCTAGCTGCAGCCATGTTAGATAATGTCTTACCTTGAGCCGCAACTATTTGTTCCTTACTTAAGAATTTCTTCTTATTTCCCATTTGTGTCTTTAATTACAACGGGGCCGTGTAAATTCTTATCATCGTCCATATTTTGTACTTCAGCTTTACCTTCTTTATTCATATCTTTATATGCCCTTTCATTATGTTGGTATGATTCATATTGAGCATCATCCATAATAACAGTTTCAATCCATGTATGATCACCTTCACCCATCATAACAGGTATACCATGTTTCATACCTTCACCTTTACCATTTTCAGAGCATGTAACACAAAAAGAATATCCATACTGTGTTAATCTTAATTCCGGCATTTCACTTCCACAAGACCTGCATTCAATCATTTTAAATTTCATATTTTGTTTTTTATCTAATGTGAGCATAAATATTGATTTATTTTTTATCTATAATTATTTATTTTATTTACGTTTTCCTCTAATCCCACTAGCCATATACTCAAAGAACTTTAATACACTTTCCTGATTATAGTGTTTAGCAGGATGATTATTTCTATTATCAATTGGTTTATAAACATCTGCTTTAATATTAGCATAAGACATATAACGTTTAACACTCCCTGGTGATCTATTTACTGCTCTAGCTAATTGATGGGTATTCCAAAGTTTAGTAGGTTTAGAATTTAATTTAGGATAAAATAGTTGTTTTATATAAGACATATTATTTAGCTTTTTGATTATTGAACCTTTCTAATAATGTTTCAGTAGTTTCATTAATAGCATCATATTTTTTATGGAATCTTTCTTTATCTAATTCATCACCATATCCTAAAATAAAACTAACTTCACTACCTGAATTGAATTTAACTTTGATAATTGGGAATGAAGTATAATCTCCTCTACGATAATCAGTACTACTATAAACAACAGCTTCAGGGTATAATTTTTTATACTTAGCAATTATTTTATTCATTGCTATTTTTTGCTTACCATTATGTTCAAGATCACTTATTATACGATTATTATGTTCTTTAAGTTTAGTTAATAATGAACTTGGCTTATAATATCTATATTGATCAGTAACAGCAGTACACATTAATTTTTCACCATCTCTATCTACACTAGCATTACGTTTTATTATTTTATTTTCAATTATACAATTAGTAATAAGTGAAACACCACCTACAGCATTCATATAAGTAACTTCATGATCATAATTAGTATTGTTGTGTGAATAACCGAATGATACTTCTTTAGTAACTTCAAAAATTTCAAAATTACTTTTATAATCTTCATTTTGAACAAAACCTGCTCTATCTAACATTAACATTATTCTATTAACCTCATCATTACTTAAAACTGCTCTTTTAGCTTGTTTTTGAATCCAAGTAGAAACTTCTTGTTCCTGCTTAGTTGATAACAATACTCCTTGAAATAAATCTAATTGATTTTCTAAATTTGACATAACCTTTATTGTTTTTAATTATTATACCGTAAATATACGAAAGATTACTGTGGTAGCCAAGCCTTTGCGCGGGTGTCTTTAAAGTACTGCGCGGCCTTTCATTTTTTCCCAGTCTCTATTATTTCTAACTGCATCGTTAGTAGCTTGAGCTGCTTTTAAAACATGATTAAGTGTATCTTTATCTTTAGTCATCTTAATAATAGCAGCTAAATCTTTAGGAAAACAATGTCCACCATAACCAAAATCACCATCTGGACCTGGTACACCCCAATGTGAATCTCCTAACCTAGGGTCTAATGTAGCCATTTCAATTATTTTATCATAATCTAATTCTAATGATTCACACAGTTTGTAAATCTCATTAGCAAAGGATACCTTAGTTGCTAAAAATGTATTAGTAACATATTTTACTAATTCAGCACTTTTAGCGTCTGTCTTAATTATTTTAGGTGTTTTTCTAAATACAGCTGAGAATATTTGTTTAATTTTAGTAGTTGATTCTAATGAACCACCTAGTAATAATCTGCTTTGATTTTCAAAATCATCTACAGCATTCGCCTCAGTTAAAAACTCTGGATTAAATACTATATCAATATTTTTAAATTTGCTATTAAACTCATCAGTTGATCCTGGTATCATAGTTGATTTAATTACAACTATTCTTTTAGTATCAGTATATTCATTAATTTGTGATAGTACCCCTTCAATTATGTCTAAATTACAACTACCATCGCTATTCATTGGAGTTGGTAAACATACAAATACTATTTTACATCTCTCAATAGTTTCTGAGAATGTTGAATTACTCAATTTAGCCATTAAATCGTAAGTAAAAACTTTATAATATTTACTTAATTTTTGGTAAATAGCATTACCAACAAAACCCTGTCCTATTATTCCTATATTCATAATTTAATTTTTAGTTTTCCAAAAGCTATATATTCCTTTATCTATTTCGTATTTGTCCCACACAAATCTATCTCTCATAGGCTGTTTTTTAGCCCATTCCCACATTTTAGTTAATCCTTCTTTTAGGTCCGTTTTATGTTCAAAACCTAGTATATCAATTGATTTTTGAAACGTTGGTATAGCATGTTTAACTTCATGTCTACCTTCTAGATATTCTACTCCTCCTTTGCCTACTATTTCTTGTAATACATTAGCACATTCATTAATGCTATATTCATGTACTCCACCTAAATTAATTATTTCTTTTGATGCTTTAGGTTCAAAATGTGCATTCCATAATGGTTCTATCGAATCATCAATATAACTAAATGCTCTAGTTTGTTCACCATCTCCAAATACTGTAATTGGTTCATCATTAAGTAAATAATACATCCAAATTCCTAATACATTTCTGTATTTATCCCATATATTTTGTTTTGAACCATACACATTATGTGGTCTAATAATAGTATAATCTAATCCATGTTGTTCGTTTGCTATTTCAATATCCATTTCACAAGCCATTTTAGCAATACCATAAGGATCTATTGGGTTTCTTCTCATATCTTCATGAAATATACCACCTTCACCATGACCATAAACAGCCATTGTAGACGTAAATACCAATCTTTTAACGTCATTCTTTATGCACTCATTGACTATGCGTGCTGTAGCTTTTAAATTGTTATCATAGTTGTAAGAACGTATAAAAGGCGATAATCCTTCAGCAGCATATGCAGCAAAATGATATACGTAATCTATTTTATGTGATTTAAATATATTTTCAATATAACCACCACTTAAATCATCTACACCTATTACTGTATATCCAGGTTTATTTTCTATAATCCAATCTGCTAACCTACTTCCTAGTAAACCAGCTACTCCTGTAATTAATATATTTTTATTCATATTTTATTCCTTTAATTGTTTGTCCGTTTTTAGGATTATGTGATAAGTTATTAAATAATTGTGGTGACATACCCCATTTATACATAAATAATTGAGCTGCTGGTCGTTCAGTTGATTTGAACATTTCACCTTCTTTACCATTTTTAGTAGCTGTGCTGCCAAAATGATATAAACATGCTTCATGTGTTCTTTTAAATACTATTCCGTTTAAATCTAATTTTAAAAAGAAATCCCAATCACATATAAAAGGTGATTTATAAAGAGTATCAAACCCACCTACAATCATATAATCCTTTTTATACATCGCAAATGGAAATATACCTCCATCATCTGTTAAGTGATTTTGTTTTGTAATCATTTCATATTCAATGAACTCTTTATAATCAAATTCCTCAGGTGTGCGACCAAAATCTTTAACTTGAAAATTAAATATACCTGGTCCTGTTGGTTCAATTTGGTTTAGTGTCCATACTTCTCCTTGTGGTACTTTAGCTGCTACTATATCCCATTTAGTACAAAATACATTATCATCATTTACAATAAGTATCTTTTCGTTAGTAGCATTCATTACAGCTAAATTAAGAGCTGATTGCATGCCTTGGTTTGAACCTAAATCCAATACCTTTATATTGTCCTTGTATTTATCTAATACTTCTTGACTTTCTTCAATAAAACCGTCTACTGCAACAATGATTTCATTATCATTCCATTGTTGTTTAATAGCAGATTTAAGACAAAGGTCTAAATATTTTGGGTTTCTGTATGTAGGTATAATTAAACTTATCATATTTTATTCCAATCTGTTAATGGTGATAACCAAGCTGCTTCACAATGTGTTGAATAACCAGGAATTGAACTCATAACACCTATTTTCTTTGTTTGAATTAATTCTTGGAAAAAACCATATGAATCTGTTATTCTATTTTGAGCATATTTATTTAATAAATCCAAATCTAATTTTAATCGCCCACAAGTAGAAGCAAATGACATAACTGTACTATTTGTTAATTTCCAATGTACGGAATTTGTTTTAACTAACCTAGTAACTTCACCTTTTTGTTCAATATGTTTATTTCCTCCACTAACAGCATCAATATATTTATCTGGATGGTCATATAGTGTTATATAAGATTGAGGGTATTGAGATAATCCTTCTTTAATTAATTTAAGTGAATTAGGTTTATGTAAGAAATCATCTTCTAAAAGGTAAATAATATCATCATCTTGGTTTTCATTTAAAGATAAATTTAAAGCATCTAAAAAGGTTTTTGAACCTGTACCATTTTTTACTTCAACTAATTTTAAACCTTTATCTAAAACAAATTGTTTTGTTTCATCATTCAAAGTATCTCCTATAACTGTTATGTTATCAACTCCAAATTCCTTAACACAATTTTCTAAACAATGTTGTTTAGTAGCATTTGGAATTTTATTCTTACTCATCCCCGCTTGGAAGTTAGACAATCTGTAGTATACACTAACTTTTTGGTCTGTTAATTCATCAAATAAACCCATAATTTTATATTTTATTAAAAATTAATTCTAAATCTTTATCTATAAACACGTATTTAACATTTCTAACAGTATTTGCTTTAGGTGAATTATAAGGGCAAAGTACTATAGATTCTGTTGTTTTTGCAACTGCATCACTTACACCTGATTGGTAGCTAAGATTAAATTCCGCTCTTGCTTTTATACATAATTGTTCTCTAAAAGTTAATCCCATTTTTGCAAAATTGTATCTTACAGGAAATATTTCATCCCATTCTGTACCTTCTAGATCAAAATCACTATAGTAATATACGGGAGTATCTTTAAATTTCCTAGCTTCTTTTAACAAGTTATCATCCTTCCATCTTCCTTTTAATCTTTCTATACGAGATGAAAATAATAAACAACCATATTTCTCATCACCAACTATATATTTAGCTGTATCTACTTCTTCTTGAGTAAAATATAAAGATGGTCTAGAATCTATTGTGTTTAAATCATCTGTTGTAAATCCAAATCTAAGTAATACTTGTTCTACAATAGGCAAATTTGAATCTGGAGCAAACCAACATCTATCATGGTCAGTAAATATTTGTTTAATTTCACCTGGATCAAATAGATAGTCTATATGAGGGTTGTTTTTAAATATTATGTCAAAATTATCTATAGCGTTATGGTGTTTAGAAAAATTCCATGAATTCATATGAGTTCCTAATAAGTCTATAAACCATTTTCTAGATGGGAATGCAATTTTTATTTTTGGGTGTTTTTTCTTTAATGCTTCTGGTAGTCCACTTATTACAGCCCAATCACCAATTGAAAAATCCATTCTAGTAAAACAAAACCATCCATCATAATCATCAGGTAATGTATTAAGCATTCCTTCTTCAATAAATGAATGTGGCCATCCTAAATGATCAGTTTCATTTTGTGATAATTTATCGTTTTCTATTATATATTGTGCCTTTTTGCCCATTAGTAGTCGTAATTAAATCTTTTTATATCTTCTTTATATATTTTTCCTACCATATTAATCATATCATCATCGTACATATTTTTATAATGTACTTCTGTAGCTGATATGTTTTTAGTAGATAAATTATAATTATGAATTATATTAGTATCTCCTGTTACTTCAGCAAGATGGTATACTGTTTCTTTTAAATTTTCAAATCTCCCTACATGATCAACCATAATCTCTTCAGTTTCTAAATCAATAATATAAGGGAATTGAAATGTTGTAAAAGGCATATTTTTAAATAATTTTTTACCTACTTTTTCATCATATACTTCTATTAATCTTCCACTAAATGGGTTAATTTTATTTGAATTATATATTGCTTCTACATATTCCTTAAATGATTTTGCTACTGAATTATTGTTCTTCATTCCTCTTAAAGCACTTACATTCTTTTTATGCTGGGCTCTAATAGCCTCATCATTTACTTTTTCATGTAAAGACATTACTAGAGGATTATCAAATTGTTCTAAAAGGTCTGGTGTTTTTGATATTGCTTTTATTTCTTTACTGCCCCATTTAGTATATTTGTAACCTGACCATAAAATGTCCCATGGATTTCTAACTACAGCAAATTTATAATAATTATCCCACTCTTCTTTATTTTTATTTAAATTAAACCATTCTTTCAATCTCCATGCACTATGATGACCAAAATTATTATAATGAGTAGTATCACCATAAACATAATTTTTTATAGATATACCTCCGGTTTTTGGGATATGAATATGAAATGTATTTAAATTTTGTTTATTTTGGGAAAATGACCTTTTTAAAGGTTGGTTTTTTAACCACCCAAGCCACTCTTCTTTATCTTCAAAGATTACAGCCGTTTTAGCCATTTCCCTATCAAATTTTTCTTTTTTATCCCTTCTAAATTGGGGGAAATTAGCAGAATGGTATTGGATAGATTTATCGTCCATTTACCAACCTTTTTTAATTAAATCAACAATATATTCTCTTGATTCTTGATCAACCCAATAGCCTACAGGAATGCATAACATACTTTTTACTGCTTTATCAACTCCTGGTAAGTATGATTTATATTGTTGTGTACAAGTATGTAAATCATTTCTTTCATGTACTCTAGACGATTTAACACCGTTTTCATTTAAATATTTCATTAAATCATCTCTTCGTTCTGCATGTAATGAAAATAACCAATAAGCGGGATCAACATTATCTAATTCTTTTATTAATGTAATTCCATCAACATCTTTAAGGTTATTTTTATAGTACTGACCATTAGATTTATTAGAATTTACTATATAATCAGCATGTTCTAAATTGCTTCTTCCTATAGCTGCACTTATATCATTCATATGGTATTTAAATCCTGCTTCAGCAACATCAGCTTCACATCTAAAATCAGAACGATCTCCACCTCTATCTATACCATACCATCTTAATAAATTAAAATCATTAGTTGAAGAATAATATGGACTAGTTATAAAACCACCATCACCTGAAGTAATGTGTTTTATAGCTTGTAAACTAAATGTACCAAAATTGCCTGTAAACCCAACATTCTTACCTTTATATAAGGAACCAAATGAATGAGCACAATCTTCTATTATAATTACTTTTCTTCCGTATTTTTCACTTGCATTATCAGCTATAATTTTTAATCTATCTAAGTCAATTGGATTTCCACCCCAATGTACTACTGTAATTACACGAGTATTTTTGTCTATAGATTTTTCCAATGCATCCAAATCCATATTTAAAGTTTCAGGATCTATATCAACCCATTTAAGCTTTAATCCAGAATTAATTATAGGCCAATTTGTAGCTGTACAAGTTAAAGCTGTAGTTAATACCTCATCTGTTGGTTTTAAAGCATCCCATTTACATGAGGTAAAGGCAACACCTTGATAAACATTTTCAATTAGTTCTCTATCTTTTTTTAAATAATGATACAATAAGTGTTCTGCTGATGTAGCTGAATTTACAGTTGAAATATCATATGTTTCTTTTGTTTTGAAATATCTTCTTAATTCAGATTCGAATTCCTTAACTTGAGGTCCTTCTCCTATAAACCCACTATTAATAACTTTGCTAGCCCTTTTGGCTGCATCTTTAGACATAAATACTTTAAATAATGGTATTTCTTTTTTCATATTAATTTTGGAATTTTTCATGGAACTCATCTACTGTGATTAAATTAAGCATCGATTTTCTATCTGAATCTAAATCTCTATAATGTACATCTACATTTATAGGTAATTTTTTAAGGTTTTCATTGTATTTTATTATACCGCAACCACAGTCAGTATTAATAACATAACATTCTACTTGTGGGGATTTAACTCTAAAGTCAACAAATGCTTTCCAAACATCACCATGCCACGTACTTGTTATTCTAGGAATAACTTGTGACTCAAAAGTTTGTGGATTACAATCATGCATTAAAATGGTACCACCTGGTTTTAATACACGTAAACTATTATCTATATCTTTAATTACTTGATATTTTTCATGTAATCCATCTATAAAAATTAAATCGTACTTTTTAGTATTTTGTTCAAAAAACTCATCTGAAGACATTCTATGTGTTACTTCTGGAGGTGTTATACCTTCTAACCCATTTTCTACAGCGTCTTTGTTTTTAGCTTTAACTGCTCTAAGACAATCGCCTTGTCCAACCCCAATTTCTAAATAATCTTGGTAATTATACTCATCAATTAAATAATTTAGTAAGTCATATCTTAAAACTTCCATGCCTATAAAGTATTATAATAGTTATTTTGTTCTTCTTGTTTTGTTATAGTTTTAGGATGGTATAAAGCTAATTCAGGCATACCTGGTAGTAAAGCATATGTTTCAAAACCTTCTAGTTTTTCATGTACCTTATTAACCCATTTAATATTAGGTTTATTTTTCCAAATACGCCATTGATAATCAGGCCAATTGACTCTATCTTGAGAATCTACCTTCCATCCCCATTTTTCAATATGTTCCTCAGTTAAACCTGAAACCTTATTTACTCTAGGTACTAAATAAACTTCATTATCTGGGTTTCCTTCAAGTATTGAAGGTAATTTCTCAATTAATATTTTATGAGGTAACTCATCAGCATCAATTTGAAATATATAGTCACCACTACATAATTTAGTTAGTTCATTTTTCCAATCTGCAAAATGATGTTTAAATGTTTTTGCATAATAACTACAACAATCATCACCTTTTAATTCACTAACACGTTGCCATACTTCAGGTGTACCCTTTTTCTTATCAAATAAAATAACGATTTCATCTTCTTTACGTTTTGCCTTTATAAGAAAATTTAATAAACGAGTTATTTCATCTAATTCATTACAAACTGTTATTGCATAACTTATCTTCATATCTATTCTGGTAATATTCCAATATACGAAAGAGCATCTAGGTAATCACGTTCTTTAAAATATTTTATGGTAGACATATCTGCTCTATATGATTGCCCCTTATATTTTTCTTTATCTTCTTCAGATACTTCTATTGACTTTACAGCTCCCCAAGACCAATTATCTTTGTCTGGCCCTGAAGCAAATAACATTCCTTGTTCTGGGATATTAATTGTATTAGGTAACCAAATAAGGTCTGTTTTTGGGTCTGTCCAAGCTAAATCTTTATAAATTTCAGGTAAAGTTAATACCTGTTCTTTATAAAATTCTGTTCCCTCTTTCATAAGAGTATTAGTCCAGAAACCACATGATAAACTCATATAGTTGGTTATATCTCCATTTACTTCTATTCTATAACATAAATCACCACCTGATTTGGGGCAATCTACTATTTCATCGTATTTCATATTATTTTATTTTAGGTAGTTTTACGTCAGTATTAAATTTAATATCTTCAGGCATTGCTAAATCCATTTTTTTAGGAAATTTAGGTATATTTGCATCTAAAATATTATCTACTAACTCTTTCATATGATCAAAACTAAAATTGGTTTTAACATAATAACCTTGTTGTTTAGCTTTACCTGTTAATGATTTATATTTTTCATATACATTTTTAAATACTCTATTCATTTGCATTATATCAGGTGAAAACCATGATGTTTGAGGTAATAACCATCTATTAGCAGCACTTTGATGTACTGGTTCTAATTTCCCAGGTATTAAAACAGTATAATCAGGATTTAAAAAATCCAAATGTCCAGACCAATTAGAAGCTATAATAGGTTTTTTAGATAATCCAAATTCTAATAATGGTCTACCAAAACCTTCTCCCTTAGTAAAACTAACCATTGCTTTTACTTTAGGGTGATTATATAACTCATTCATTTCAGAATTACTAAAATCTCCATTTAATAAATAAACATTGGGTAATGTCTTAGCCCCTTTAATTTGATTTCGTATACCTTTTATTTTTTCTAGAATACTATCTCTACTTATATAATTTTCTACACCTTCAGATGTTTTTAAAATTAAGGCTGGTGGGCTTTTTCTATTTTTAAATGTTTCAAAAAATACTTTAATAGTTTGACCTATATTTTTTCTATCATGACCTAAATCACCTGGCATCCACATACCAACAAATAAATAACAAAATTGTTCTTTAATTTCACTTAAATCTAATTTTACTTCATTAGCTGGTAAATGTTTGTAAACATCTAAATCCGCACCTTCAAATACAACGTGTATAGGTTTAGTAGATTTAACTTTTCCTGTTATTTCGTTAGTTTGTTTATCTCTTTTATCAAATACAACATCTTCAAATACTTTCTTACTATGTTTAGATGAAACCCAATTCATGTTCATTCTATTTAAACCTTCAACCCATGTTCCATCACAACCTGTACTTTCAATACCAGCTGTACATCCAATGTTATATTTTCCTACGGCTTGGAATTCACTTGGAATTGTAATTTGCATCCAAATATCAGCGGTTGTACCTTTAGGTATATTGGGTACTTGTAATTTAGCTAAACTATCAAATTTAGGATGTGCGTTACAAAATCCTAAGGTACAGTCACCCCATCTTTGACTTAATAACTTAACATCATATTTATCTAGTTCTATAATTGCTTTAATTATATCTCTAGATCTTGCTCCATAACCACTGTAAGTGTCAAATGGGGAACTTATATAAAAACTTGGTTTGCTCATTAGTATATTAATTTATGGTTTAAAAATTTACCTTTATATTCATTAGTATTGATAATATGGTTTCCTGTTTTTGGTTTCCATGTTGAAAATAATTCATCCATAGAAGTTAAAAACCTACTAGCTTGGTGTTTATGTGTAAACCCAGCTTCATCACTAACTGCCCATTTCCTTCCTTTATAACCTCTTTCTTTTCTTTCTTTAGGGTCCATGTTATAAAGTTCTATTATCCTTTCAGTTGCATCTTCCCATGCACACCTATCATCATAAATGTAAGGTGTTGGAGGAGAACCTTGCATTGATCTACTTGTTGGATAAACTGGAAATGCCCATTCACCATGTTCTTTATAAGTACCTCTATGATTAGAAGGCACATCAGCACTTGGTGTAAACCATTCCCCATTATCATCAACAAATCTCATTTGATCTTGCATACCACCCGTTGCATTAGCTATAATTGGAGTACCTGATAGTATAGCTTCAGTAAGTGTTAATCCCCAACCTTCATTTGATGTTAATAATATTTGAGCATCAGCTATGTTATATAAATAATTTAATTCATGTGGTGGTAATTTAGCAGTTGAAAATATAATACACTCTTTATATTTTTCATCAAATAATAGTTCAGCAACTTTAACTAAATTGGTACCATGTTCTGATGAAGGTTCAGTATGTAAAATAAATCTACATTTTAAAGCCTTTTCTAATGGTAAAGAGTCTAATAATCCTCTAAAAGCTAACATACTATCAGGTATCTGTTTCCTCCTTATGTTTCTTGAATTAAAGAATAATGTAAAATCAATATCGGCATTACCTTGTACTTTATTTTTAAATTCTAGGTATTTACCATAATCTTTATCTAATTCTGTTATAGGTCTAAATACATCTGAATTTAAACCATGAGGAACATAGTTACAAATTCTATCTTCAATATCATCACCTAATACTGTTTTATTGATGAAAACGGTTTGTTTAGATATACCCATTAATAAATCACATGATTGATAAAATGGTTTATTATAAAGTGGAGCAGGTAAATCATCCCAAATATTTAAATAAGTAATTGGAATTGTTTTCCTAATTTCACCTTCCATTTTAAATATATGTTGAAAATATCTTGGATCCGTAATAAGTAGTATTGCATCTGGTTTTTCTCTTGCTACTATCTGTCTAAATAGATTTGAGTCACCATATCCATCTACAGGATATAAAAAACATGAAGCATCTTCAATCCCAGCAAATTTACTTACATCTGCACTCATGTCTAATGCCTTACCTTTTTCAGGATGTTTAATAGAACCTGCAATTTGGCACCAATTATAACGGTGAGCTGTATGTATTACAATTTCTTTACCTACTGTTGCTACACCTGAATGTACCCTAATATCATCTGTGATTAATAATATTTTCTTCCTTTTATCTTTAGGAAGATATTCAAAACTTTTATTCATCTAATTTTAATTTTTATAGTTCGATATTTGTTTGACTTGTAATTTGTTTTCTAAAATCTTCGTTTGTAAGGTATAGATAAATAGATCTATCTGCTAGTTTTTGGAATGAGAATTTTCGTTTCACACATTCAATTTTAAAATTTTCAAACAGGTCTGCTTGAACTTTAACACTCGTTAGTGTCATTTTGTTTGGGTTTGCCATAATTTAATTTTTAATAACGTTATATTTGTCTATACGTATATGAATATTCCTCTAATTTACAAAAAGTCTAAACCCGCTCCACATAATTCTTTTTCTTCCTTATAAGGGCAAAAATTACAGGTCCATTTTGATGGTGTTTTAGGGTAAATAACATCTTTTATATCTCCACTAGAATTAAAACATTCATGTATAAAATCTTCAATTGCGTTCCTCGCCCTACCTAATTTAATTTTTCCGCTAGGAGGAGTAAACTGTTGCACTCTATATGCTTGATAAGGTGACATTAACTTTTCGTCATCCATATCTAATACTTTTCGTTTAAGTATAAAAAATTCAATTTCAATTTTATCTAATGGTATACCATATTGTTCTGAAAAGTATTGTTTGTATAATAATAATTGAAATTGTTTGTTTTCGTCTTTTTTGTTATAATCGTTCCATCCTTTAGTACTTGTCTTTATGTCGATTATCTTGAATGTCTCTGTTGCTTCATGGTATGTTACGACATCTAGATACCCCATGTATAATACGTTATTATACATTTTATTTGGCGCTATTATTATCGGTACTTCACAACCTACTAAATATGTGCCTTTTTTCTTAAAGTATCGACTACGTTTTTTCTTAAACCATTCTAATATGGCAATACCATCTTCAAAAAATTCTCTCATTTCGGTTGCATCCGAAAAGTGACTATTTTTATTTGTTTTGTATTGCTTATTATATTCACCTATAAAACTTTCTTGGAATTTTTCTTCCATGTTTATAGATCTATCAGCATATGCAGCACTATTTTCAAACATTACATCTAAATAATGTTGAATAACTTCATGCATTGCAGTTCCAAATACAGTATGAATAGAAGATGTAAACCTCTTAATTTTATCCTTGTATTGGAGTTTCCAACGATGAGGGCAACCTCTAAAAATAGACATTTGGGAATAACTAATATTCTTCTGGAATGCAAAATTGATTCCAGGAGGTGGGTTATTCTTTATCTCCTTTACAATGTTCGGGACTTTTCTAGCCAAAATTTATAGTTTTTAGGGAGATATTTGTTATCTTTAATTGGTAATTGATAAAAATAATTATTTTCTTCCCTTTCAGGGAATATATCTTTTCCTTCGATTATTAAGTTCCTAATCTTTTCAGGATCTTTAATTTCATCTAAATTAAATTCTTGGTGTGCGTAAGATTCTAGTTTTTCAATTATTTTATCTTCAGTCATAAAAAATGTAAGGTGCCAACCCCCTTCTAAAACAGCATACCATTCTGAATGTCTAATTTCAGACATAGATAATTTATCTTTAAACATTGTTTCATAATGGAATATTTTACATTTAGTAGATTTTATTGGATCCTTTAATGCATTTAACCTAGTAGTTAAATTATAATAATACCAATCCATACACATTCCAATTGAGCCATAAGGTACTGAAGTTCTATGAAATTCTTTTATAGTATTTGTATCAGGTATTTCATCTAAATCTGATAGTATTACTATATCAAGGGGACTTAGTGATAAATGGCTTAATGGTATTTTTATAGCATTTCTTTGGTATTCCTCTCGGAACCAATCATGTTTGCTATCTTCACCTATAGGTAAATCGTCTACTACATAATAGTATATTTTATGTAACCACTTTTTAAATCTTTTTTTATTTTTTAGGAAATTTAATTCTTTTGGTTTTCCCGAATGTGTTTGGGTTGCTTCAACTAATATAAAAGTATCTACTACATCGTCTAATTCCGTTAATCGGAATTCAAGCATATCTAATTCATTATAAAAAGTAAAACAGTCTATAACCCTTTTATCTTTATCCTGATATCTTTCTTGTTCAACTGTATCAAACTTCTTCTTAGCCATTTTATTTTTTCCATTTATCACGACCTACTAAAAGACCAATTATCCCATAATTAGCAATATCAATAAATGTATCTTCCATACCTTCACCTTTAACAAATGATCTACCATTAATTAATAGATTTTTAAGACGTGAAATTTTGTCTGTAAGTCTGATACATAACCCTGTTAATGAGAATTTTTTATCATCTTTATTAGTTAAATCACCACCTAAAGCAATATTATTTAAACCATAATCCATATGTTTACGAGCAAACATTTCATACATTTCCTCTTGTATAATTTTAAATTCATTTGATAATTCAGAATATTCTTCTTCAAAGATAGCTATATCTGATTTTGGGGATTTTGCATCCGAAATTTCTCTACTGCTCATAGTTTCGTGGTATTTAGATATGGAACTACCCATTAACTTGTGTTTTATTTGTTAAATTATGACCAAAATATAAATTTAAAGTAGCAATTCTGTCATCAGCGTCAACTAACATTATGAGTGCTTCTTCGGCATTTTTATAATAATCACCTGTTGAATGATCACCAATACCAACTCCTTTATCACCTAATAAGTTTAGTGATAAAAGTGCCTTAGCTTTATCTGCTTCTGCAGATGTCATAAACATATTGTATAATTCTTTTGTCATTTTGATATTGTTTTAATTTCTTTTTTATTTAACCCTATTGACGTCAATATACGACCTATTTCGTCGGTATCCAAAATTTCTATGTATTCTCTTGTTTCTTTTGATGAACACTCCCAATATGATGATAAATGTTCTACTAAATCTTTATTTGATTGTTTTACTTTAGATTTAATATATTTACTCCATTTTTTATTTTTAGGAATGTATTCTTTATAAACAGAGTATATTTCTTTTTTATTTTGTGGGTTTATTTTTTGAACAAAATTTACTATATCCAAAAAATCAGGATTCATAGATAAAAATCTATGTACCATGTAACTATTCCATAACTCCCAATCTTTATTAGAAAAGGAGTTAGGGTCAGCTTTAATTGAGTTGATTTGATTTAACCAATCCCAAATGTTTTTCATTATTTAGAATCGATACCACCTGTTAATAGTATACTTTCCTCAGCTAATTCTTCTCTTAATTCTACTGGGATACCATCTGCTACTATTTTTTTAGTATATGGATCAATAAATACTGGTATTGGCATTACTGCATCACTATCAGTACCTGTAATAAATTTACTAATTTTTCTAAGAATGACTGCTGATTCAAAGATGTTTTTACCTTCTGAATTTAATAGTCCTTCTGTTGTAGTTAAGTCAACATTCATTTGAGGTTGTTGACCACCGGGATTTCCTTGATTTTTCATTTTTTCTTTGTTTTTGATTAATTTCACTTTATTTATTATTAATTATATTCTGGATTAAACTCATTATATTAATTTCTTTATCAATTCTAAAATTAGCTTGATATAAATGTTCATTTACTAAAATAGCAACTGTACCCTCTTTACCTGGGATGTATTTAGAAGCATTTTCATATAAAAATCTAAATAATTCATCAAAATCATCTACGTTTGCATCAGCAATAATTTGTCTAATTTTAGTAAATGATGATTTAGGTTTTTTTAATTCATCAATAATAGAGGTCATATAGCTAGTACTTACAAGCAAAGAATCATCTAGTGTTAACTTGTCCTTAATAGTGCTTGCTTGAATAGTATTAAGCATTTTACGTAAGTCCGGATAGAACTTATTTACAATTTTACCAATGGCTTTAGGTTCATAACTTATGCTTTCCTTATCACAAATACTAGCTAAATGTACAGCGACCTCTTTTTTAGTTGGTGGAACAACTTTAATTGTTTGACACCTGGATTGTAATGGATCAATAATACGTTCTACAAAGTTACAAGTTAAAATAAAACGTGTTGTAACTGAGTATGTTTCTATAATGTTTCTAAGTGACGCTTGTGCGTTAATGGTTAAAAAATCAGCTTCATCTAGTATTACAACCTTAAGAGGTTTAAATGATGCTACCATTGCGAAGCTAGAAACCTTATCTCTAATAGTTTCTATACCACGTTCATCAGAGGCATTAATGTAAATATAATCACAATCTAAATTGTTAATTATTATCTTAGATAATGTTGTTTTACCAGTACCTGCAGGTCCATAAAATAAATAGTTTTGAATGTCATTTTGATCTAACTGTTTAGATATTGATGTTTTTAACTGTTTGTTACCAACATATGTATCTAGACTGATAGGTCTATACTTTTCATTCAATAAACTATTTTTTCTAATACTCTCCATATATGGAATACTTTTGTATTGGTTCTGGTTTAATTTCTTCTTTTGTTGTAGATATAGCAAATAGTTCACTTTTAAGTGGTGCCAATCTATATTCTCCTTTAAATCCTGTTTTTACCATATAAGCCTCTAAAGTATTTGTTAGAGATGGATGTGTAGGACCATCTGGTTCATTTGCAACTAGTCTCCACTTATCTCCTGGTGGAACTCTACGAGCAATTAAGATATTTTCTTCTGTTATTTTTGTTTTTGACATGGCCGTAATATACGAAAAATAAATGGGGGAGACAAGCTCCCCCAATTAAATTATTTAGATTCTGCTACAGATGCTTTTTTATAAGGAGAAATTAGATTTTTAATCTTCATTGCTGCTTTTCTTGCTCTCTGTTGTGATGCTTTAGTAGTACCACTGTGTTCTGCTACTAAGGTATTGAAATTTTCTTCAATTGCCTCAAATAATTCTTGTTTGTTCATAATTGTTTTTTAGTTATTTATTTATTTACTTATTAAAATCCTGGGTTTACTGGTGGAACTCCGTTTCCGTTTCCATTTTGTTTAAATTCATCTGAATCTTTATCATCAGTTATAGTACATTCGGTTAATAAAATTGTACCTGCTACTGATGCTGCATTTTGTAATGCTGATCTAGTTACTTTAGTTGGATCAATAATACCTGCTTCTTTAAAGTTAATTACTTCACCTGATTCAACATCAACTCCTGCCCAATTATTATCGCCTGAATCAACTAATTTGTATTTACCTAACAGTTGAGCATCAGTTTGAGAATAACCTGCATTAATTAAAATTTGTTCAAATGGTTTACCACAAGCATTATAAACTATTTTAGCACCAACGTTGTTAACATTAATACTTTCTCTAGCATATAATAAAGCAGCTCCTCCTCCAGGTACAATACCTTCTTCGATAGCAGCTTTAGTTGCATGTAATGAATCATCAATTCTATCTTTCTTTTCTTGCATTTCAGTTTCTGTAAATCCACCAACATGAATTATAGCTACACCACCTGTAAATTTAGATAGTCTATTTTGTAGTTGCTCTACTTCATATGGAGTATTTGCTTTATCTATTTGAACCTGTAATTCATCAATTCTTTTTTCAATAGCTTCAACTTCTCCTTTACCATCAACAATTGTAGTTTGTTCTTTTTCAACGGTTACTACTCTTGCTTCTCCAAACCACTCCCAACTAAATTTATCAAGTTTCATTCCTTTTTCTTTACTGAATACCTGACCTCCTGTTGTAATAGCTATATCTTCTAATACTAACTTTCTTTTATCTCCAAATTCTGGGGATTTAACAGCACATACAGCTAAAGTACCTCTCATTTTGTTTACAATTAAAGTAGCTAATGCTTCATTATCAACATCATCAGCGATAATTAATAACGATCTTCCTTGGCTACCTACTGCTTCTAAAATTGGTAATAACTCTTTTACTGAATTTAATTTCCCATCTATCATTAATATAGCTGGATTTTCTAATACTGATGTCATTGTATTATTATCAGTAACAAAATAAGGTGATTTATAACCTCTGTCAAATTGCATACCTTCAACAGTTTCAATGTAAGTATCTCCTGTTTTAGATGATTCTATATGTACTACACCTTTTAATCCAACTTTATCAATTGCTGTTGAAATTAATTTTCCTACTTCAACATCGTTGTTAGCAGATACAGTAGCAATTTGTTCTAATTGTTCTTCGTTTGAAATATCTTCTGATATGTCATTATTTAAAGTGTATAATACCTCTTTAATTGCTTTATCAATATCTCTTTTTATCTGCACTGCATTATCTCCTTGGTCAAGACTTTTTAATCCATCTTTTACCATTGCTCTAGCTAGTAAAGTTGATGTTGTTGTACCATCACCTGCTTTGTCAGCTGTTTTAATTGCAGCCCATTTTACTAATTGTACTCCTAATTCTTGGTTAGGTTCTTTTAATACAATATTTTTAGCAACTGTAACACCATCTTTAGTACTTTGAGGTGCATCTAAAATACCCCTTCCAATTACTACATTACGACCATTAGGTCCTAAGGTTGAAACTACAGCATCTGCTAAAATATCAATACCTTTTACTAAGTTTGCTCTTGCTTCAGAGCCAAATTCTACTTTTTTCATTATTTGTTGTATTTTAAATCGTTAATTTCCTCTGATGTTAAGTTTTCCTTTGTATCTTCTAATACTTCAGATACTTTTATTTCTCTTTTTACCCTAGCTAGTATTTGGTTTTCTGGTCCAATTAAGTACTCAGTTCCATCATATACTAATTTAGTAAAACCTTGGGTTGGTAGCACTACAATATCTCCTACTTTTGATATTGTTTCTAAAAAACTTCCAAATTGTGTCGGTTGTCCAGGACCAACAGCAATAACTTCCCCCTTTTCGTTTAAATCCTTGCCCATATCTGGAACAATGATTCCCCCGTATTTTACTTCTTCGTTTTCAATAGGTTTTACGATAACCGCGTTAAATAGTGCTTCTAATTTCATTTGTGTAACTTTTAATGTTTGTTTCTATTAATTTAAATTTCTCGATTATTTGATCTAGGTCATTTGTTTCTCTATTATGTAGAGAGTTTTTTGCTATATACTCCAACGCCATACCTAGATCAGCATAATAACTTTGGGGTTTTGCATACTCTTTGATATTCCCTTTAGACCTAAAATGATCTTGATTGGGAATAACCCGTTCATTAACGGTGTAACAATTATCATCTTTAGTGATAAAATACGGTTCTAAACGTGGATCCTCGATCTTTGTTAGACTTTTAGCTTTTCTTGCCATATAACTTTTATTATTTTATGTTACGTAAATATACGAAAGAAACATCGCTAGGACACGCTTTTCTTAAATTACCTTTATTTTATTTTAATAGACTTTGGTTTAGCTTCATCAGCTAAGGGAATAAAGATTGTCAATAAACCATTAAGCATTTCTGCTTCAGTAATTGATAAATCAAATTTAGGAGCTATCTTATATCTTAAGTCAAAAGATTTTTTAGATAGACCATGATAAATATAACCTTCAAAATCATCTCCTTTATCTTCAGATTTTTTATAGGTTATTTCTAAAACATCCCCTTCGATATTAAGGATAACATCTTTTTTAGTTAGCCCAGTACAGGCAACTTCAAAATGAAGTCCTATGTCATCATAGAAAATATTAAGTGGGTGTGGTTGTTTGGAATTTAATGCTGGTGCGAATTTCTCCTCAGCATTGAAGTGATTCTTAAATAGAATGTCGAAAGGACTTAAGTGCCTCTCTAATAGTTGTAATGTACTCATATCATTTGTTTTTGTGGAGCCGAAGCTTCCGGTTAAATTAAAACATAACTACGCGCCCTAGCTGCATGTTACTTTATTATACATATAATATACGAACGAAAAGTCGCCCCTCCAAGTTATTCTGCATCAAAGAAAAACATTTGCCATAATCTTCCTGATTCTATATCATGACCAAAATAGTCTTGAGCTGCATGAATTGAATGTGCATCAAATATTACTAATCTGTTATATACATTACCTGCTACATCAACATTTTCGTAAGGATGTGGATCAACAAATGTGTGTTGGTTAAAAGCATTATCAATAGTAAGCACACTACCATCTTCTTGTTTAATTTGGTCGTGACTATGTCTAACCTTAGTTTCTTTATGTTGCATTAACCTTGTTCCTGAAGATACTGGAGCATTTGGTGTTAAATAAATCATACCAGCCCATAATTGTTGGTCACAATGATAAACTAAAGAAGTACCAGCTATTGCTGATTGGAATCTACCGTTCATTCCATACTCTTCCCACATTTTTTGTCCAGTAATTTTTAGACCCATTATTTTTTCAAATTCCTCTTTTACACCATCAAAGAAATGTTGTTTTCTAGTACGCATACCTAAGTATCCGGGATCATCAAAATAATATTGTTTTAAGGCATATGCTCTAAGTGCATCTGGATCTTCATAAAAATTATCTACTACCCATAATCTAGTATCAGGTTTTTTACTTACTTTAAATTCATTCGAATGTATTTGTCCATAAGGACTATCTGAATTACTATCTGTTTTTTTAATTTTGCTCATAATTTTAATTTATTCGTTTCTAGCTATATAATAAATACTACTTGATTTTTTGTTACTTAATTCCCCATGAAATTCTATCTTCATCATACCTTTTTTGTATAATTTAATATTACAACTATCCATGTCTTTGTTACTACTTAATATGTCTTTAAATACGTTAGAATCAAAAGGCATTTGAATATCTTTATCTTTTATTTCACCTTGTATTTGATATGTGATTTTATTTGAAAAACCTTCTTTATCCCCAAATAAAAACTCAACAATAGGACTTCCATCTAAATCTTCTGTTGTTTGAATTAACATTTGGTCTACATCATTTAAAGCATTTTTAGCTTTAATTAAATAGCTAATATCATCAGAAGATACATCTAATTCAACATCAATATTTTCATCAGCATCTTCATACCAAGTTACTTTACCCATTATTAATGGATCAGCTAATGAATAATCTAATGAATAATTATTGTCAGCTAAATATAATTTTCTATGTAATTGGTTATTTTTTTCAGTAGTAATCATTAATTCACCTGAAGTGATTGATAATAATTTACTTAATTTATGAGTATCAAATATCCCTAATTCACAATCAGCAAAATTAAAATCATCTAAAAACACTTTACAGGCTCTACCTTTAACGCCTGCATATACTGTTAAAGTATTATCTTTAATTCTCCATTTAACTTGGTTATTTAAACCATTTAAATAATATTTTTGAATTACGGACTCTAGTGAATTTTTGTTTATCATAATATGTAAGGTACAACTTTTATTTTAAATTTCAAAGGAATTTAATGAATTAATGTAAGGATTTAAATCTAAAGACCATTCTAAATCGCTAAAAAATCCTTCTAATTTGTTTAATAGAATTGACTCAAATACTTTCTTTCTATCAGCATATTGATTTAAGAATTCCTGTACTTTAGCTGGTATTTCGTGATCAAAAAATGCTAAACCATCTATTTTATATGGATTTTCTCTTAAATGAATCCATTTGATTTTATCTGCATTAGTCATTAAAGGGTATTTTTTGTCTAATTGCCACAATTTTAATAAATCATTATATCTAATTGCTGCTTTAACAGGTGCAGGTGCTCCTAATTGCCTTTGAGCTTTACCTTCTTTCTTTTTACTTAATGGTTTAAGAATCTCAGTAAATATTTCTCCTGCTCTAGTATTTCTACCTTGATATTTATCTATTTTATTAATTCTAGTTGGATTACCTAATTTAGTTAGTGGGATTGTACCATCTAATATTTTTTCTTTAAATACTTTAACTTGCTCAAGGATACTGTCTTTCTGCTCACCCTTTAAAACTTGTTGTAAAATATCATTAAAAAACTCCCCTAAAATAGGCGGGAAATTAGCTTTCATAAACTCTAAACCTTTAATGTCTAGTGTTTCTTTATCAACTCCTTCTTGTTTTGTAATCCATTGAGCATAACGTCTAGTTGCTCTAAAATAAGCTGAACGTATAACACATTCAGTTTTCATTTCTAATCTATGTGTTTTAACATTAAATGCTTCACGTGCTAGTCTATTATAATCTTCATTAATAACATCTTGGTACTTTAATGCTACCTTTTCTAGAATATTATCCTTTTCCTTATCTGTAAATTCTTCAAAATTAGGATATAGATGCATTAACAGAGGTTCGGCATTAAAATAATTCGAATCTGTGTCTACATAGGCACAAAGATTTGTATCTTTCTCATCGCAAATCCACCATGGAGTATCTTGTAAGTGCTTCATCTATATTCTTTTACGTCTTTAAAATTTGATCCCGATATAATGTTAATGTCATTCTTTAATTGACTTCTAACTTCATTATATGTAAATATCATTCTTGATGATTTTCTAAATTCTTTATCACTTATGCTTTTATCTCTAACTTTATTTTCGAGATCCCATAATATACGATTTACTTTAGCCAACTCCAAATATAATACTTTAATTTCTTTACCATTTTTTGTAAATAAATCTATAACACCCTGATTTAATTTTAAAAATTCAACTTCAACATTAGCTAGATTATCGGGATTTACCATATTTAGTTTTTTTATTTCTAAAATTGATACTCTATCTAATAATTCTCCGTGTGAAATTTCTATTTTCATGCTATAATTATTAAAAATGGTACAGCTAATACAGTTAGACCTAATAAGATTCTAGTTAAAGGTTTCTGTTCCCAGTGATTTTCATAAACTATTAAATGAAATAGAAATGACAAAGGTAAACAGAGTAGTATTAAAAGTGTTTCTAGTATATTCATATTAAAATGTTCTTTCTCCTGGTAATGGTGGAACTTTTACTGGTTTTTCTCCTTTAGAATTAACATCGTTTCTTTCTTTTACTTCTACTTTATACTTAACCCCAGCAACTTTAAAGTTACCTCCTTGTTTAAGCATTTTTTTAAAGAAGTTGGTTTGAACGTCATTCCATTCTTCACTTCTAGTTATCAGTTCTTCTTTAGTAAGGGGTTTTTCTTCATTACCAATAACCTCTGTAACTGTCTGGTTGCTTCTAATAGATTGTTTTTTTAATGTCATATTTCTAGTTTAATCTCGTTACGTAATACTTTATTCATATGCCTGTTAGCACATAATGCACTTTCTTGAATAATTCTATGCCCTGATAATGTAATAGCTCTACTAATCATGTATTTAGGTAAACCATACCTAAAGGTAGGCAAAGCAGTAGCTCCATATAAGGAGTTAAGTAAAATCTTCATTGTATATTGCATTAGATGGTAATGTTCCCCTTCTGTTTTGTTACCTTCTTTAAATGCTTTCTTCATTTTATTTTTATATATAACCCTTTCATCAAACCAAATATTTAAAACTGTTGCTAATACCGATTCTTTGTCTTGAGTAAAGAAACACCCATTAGCTGATACAGCTAAGTTGTCCTGTTCAATCATTGATATTAATTTTTCAGTACTAACATATGTTTGTCTACCTTTTGAATTTTCAACTAATAATTCTTCCTCAGGATCGCGTTCTTTTAAGTCGTTAAGGCCCAAGCGATTATTACGGTCATCTGATGTTACGATATGTCCCACCAAAGTTTCTCGGCCTATGTTAATAGACATAATTATACATGGATACAGCGATGTTAAATCCTCATCAAACATATACTTGTATAATCCCGCTTTAGGACAAAATAAATAACCCCCAGCATAAGTTGAATCTAGATCTTTTTTACCAGATGGTCTATAAGGTGGAATTATGTTTTGAGATAACAAATAAGCAGATATTGCTCCATCTTGAGTAACACTATTAGAATATACTTCGCTGTAATTATGTTTACCTTTATGTGAAATGTTTTTAGTTAAAGCAATATATTGGAGTTTTTCATCTAATAACTTTAATATCTTAACATCCATAAAGTTATATTCAATAAACTTATGAATATCAGTTTCAAATAATCTATCTAAATTACCTTCATATTCAATTTTATTTACACCCGCATATTTTTCTCCAATAGCATCTAATTTATAACTAGGTTCATCTTTCCAACTATACTTTTTATGTAAACGAATATAATCTAAAGATTCAACCCCAACAATGTCTACAAATTGGTCTCTTTTAGCCCAAGCTGATATCCATTTACCTTCTTTTGTTTTAAACCAGGATTTTTTCTCGGTTTTAACCTTACCTATAGGAGATAAATAACTAGCAAATTCTTCCCCTAATACATTACAAATTCTATAATATAAATAAGGAATATCAAAATAATCACTATTATAACCTATTAAAATATCAGGATTAATATCTCTAAAACATTCTATAAACTTACCTAGTAATTCTTTTTCGGTTTTTACAGGTATGATTTCTTTGTTTTTATTTTCACCTGTTTTAGTGTGAGATAATACATTTTTTTTATCTAAAACTAATATCGCCCAATGGTCTTCGGTTTTATCCCACCAAGCTATAGAAGTAATAGGCATTGGTGCACTTTCGATATATTCTTTTGTTAATGCACCTCCTATTTCACACTCAATATCAAAAAATAATTCTTTATGTCCAGTAGAAGGCTCATCATTTACCCCATATTTTTCTATTAGAAATTTTTGGTGTGGTTTTATATCATGAAAATGTAAATCTGGATCACTTCTGTACCATTGGTTTGTTTTGGTTAGTGTTTCACCCTTTAAACCAACTAATTTACCATTAGGGTCTTCTTTATATGCAGTATTCCACCATTCAATTTCATCATATCCTCCTTCATCCCACAAATGGATTTTGTATTTATTTTCCTTTATTTTAGTTGCGTAACATTTTTTATACATTAAATATCTTTTTCACGTTTAAATATGTCATGGAATAAATCCATTATAGCATACATTAAAGCCATACCCATTGCAATACCTATAAATATTTCCATTATATTATTGTTTCAACCTCATAAAACCTTTGTAATTCCTCATCACTAAAGAACTGATGTAAATCCGGTCTGTAGTAATTAATGTTTTTCATTACTTTTTTGTCTCTTGTTCTATAGACAATAAACCGTCCTTCCTCAAGTTTCTCAAAATGACACTCCTCACCTTGCTCCTTACTTCTTTGGCTGACGGTGAGTATGGCTTCTTCTTCAGTCTTGCAAGCTTTAGACATATTAGATCCTTGTACTTCTTGATAGGCTGGCCATATCTTATCCTTAAGGCCATGTAACATAGTACCGTTCCCAAGGGAAACATAAGTAATGTCGCACAAAGCATCCAGAACTTCCACAATGTCGCCTCGTTCGCAAGCTTCTCTATATTCTTCAAGTTCTTCGAGTATGAAATCGTAAACAAACTGCCATTCTTTTTTTTCTGGGATTGTTGGATCATAATTATTAGGTTTGCCAAATGTGGCGTTAAAAGTCTCTACTTCATCTACAAATGGTACTCCATTAACCCATGTAGGTAATTCTTCTTCTTCAAATAATTTATATTGCATAACTTTTATTTTAAGTAATCTTGTATTGTTTCACTATCTTCTCTTTCCCATGGATAAACTATCCAATCGTTTTCTAATACCGTAGTAGCAAATATATGAGGTCTATAACAAGCTAATATTTTATGATGTAAAACAGCATGATAAACTCCAGGTGCCTCAGATAATGTTTTTCCTGAGTCGCAAATATCATCTACTACTAATGTATTTCTACCTATTGCTTGTACATAAGGTAAATCTAATTTATGAGATATTAATACGGCGGGTATTAATCCACCTCTAGCTATCCCATGTACAGAATCTATATTAGGATAATCACTAATTATTCTTTCAGCTACGATATCAACTAGACTATTAATATCATTCCAACTTAAATATATTTTAGATGTTGTGTCCCCCATTGTTTATTTTTAATGAATCAAAAAACTCTTTACGAGCTAAATTATCGTTTTGTTTAAATACACCATTTGCTTTAGTTGTAACCATTGCAGCTCCTTTATGTTTTACTCCTCTACAAGAAACACAATTGTGTGTTCCTACTATAGTAATAATAACACCTAAATTACCATCTGTAATTTTATTTACAGCATTATGTATTGCTGATGTTAACTGTTCTTGTATTGCTCCTCTTCTACCAAATAATTCTACTATTCTATTTAGTTTAGATAAACCAATAACTTGACCATCTGCTCCTGCTATATATCCTATATGAACAACTCCCCCAATTGTTTGATGATGATGAGAACACATTGAATTTAACGGTATATTACGTTCTATAACAATGCCATCATAACCATCTGATGGAAATGATGTAATTGGAGACATTGCTGTGTATCTACCAGCCCATAAATCGTTCACATAAGCTTTAGCTACACGTCTTGGTGTTTCGTTTGAATTTGGATCATTTTTCCAATCACATTTTAATGCATCTAAAAACTTACCAAAAGCTTCAGTTGCATCTTCTATCATGTATTGTTTATCTTGATCGGATAATGGAAAACCTTTGGCGACACCATTTGCAAAACCTTCTTGTACTACTTCTAATTCCTCGTGAATTTTTCTACGTTTGTTCATTTATATAACTTTTTAATTTATCTATTAATAATAACACATCATCTGGGTCCATTGTAATAGCACAGCATGTGTTTACATTTTCCTCTATATCGTCCAATATACGAAGGGCTTCTGGCTTTTCCAAATGTTAGCTTGTAAATTCTAACCAAGTAGTTAAAATATATTTATCACTAGATTCAGGCATATATCCTTTATGTATATAAGGCCAACTAGCAGGATGAATAATTAACTTACCAATTTCAGGTTTAACTTTAAAAAAATCGTCTGCTCCCTTTTCTTTAAATAAAAACCCAGTTTCACCACCTTTTTTAACAGTATTTAAATAAAGGATAAAAACAAATAATCTTCTTGAAGTATTTACATCTTCTTTTTCTACGTGCCAAGCATTATAATGTCCTTCATTTTTGTCGTACTTTTGAATTTGTAAAAGAGGATAGGAACATTTACCATTTACTAAAAAATGATGGTCAAATATATCACGATGGGGGTATTTTTCTAAGTAACCATCAGATAAAGTTTTATTAAAACCATTCATTACCATACTAGATAAACTAGCATTGCCTGTACCTGGGCTGTGTAAGATTTCGTAATCTTTAGTTTTTTTAATCTTGGTGTCTATACCTGCCCCACTTGTTCCTATTATAGTATTATTTAGATCATTTTCATAATCAAACTTACTAATTAGGGAGTTGCACTCACTTTCTGTAAATGCGTTTGGGAAAATTCCTATTGTATCTTTAAATTCCATGTTTTGTTTTTTTACAACTTCCACAAGTTTTTCTATACCCTGCGTTTAAAGACCCACATGAGCAAGTCCAAGCTGTATCTGTTAATTTTTTTCCTTTTTCTCTCATTAAACTTCTCTCTGATCTTCAAATGCAATGATATGAGGTCTCCATGTCATTCTATACCCATTATCTCTTACCCAATCGAATACTACTGGGTATGATTTAAATAATGATTCTCTTGAATCACCTGCGGGCATAAACCATACTTTTTCAGGTTTAACCTCTAATATAGAAATACATTCCATAATTTCAGCTAACGCTCCTTCATCTTTACCATCCCATACTGGTTTAATATGATAATCTGAATGGTATTCAATAGATTGTTTTATTGCTTCATAATTAAGCCTAAGCTTATTATGTCTATCAATCATTCTTTGGTCTGTAATTGCTCCTTGAGGAGTAGATACCCCAAGCACAGGTACACTATTGGAGAACTTAGGACTAATAGAAAGCAAATTAATAGGATAATCAGTTGGTAGAAAATGGCTTCCTTCAGTTTCGATAGTAATAAAAATATCTTTTTCATGAGCAAAATGTGTTAATTCATTTACTAAAGCAGGATGCATAGTAGGTGAACCACCTGTAAGCATCATCTCTTTTATATGAGGGTTATCTTCATACGCTTTAATAATGTCTTTAAAATTAAAATGTCCTTTTTCTGGATGGATACTTGTATACCAACTATCACACCAGCCTCCTTCTCCAAAGAAACATCTATGAGTACACCCTGTAGTTCTAATAACTACTGTAGGGTAACCTGCTCTTGATCCTTCTGATTGTACTGCTGTGTAGATTTCTACGATTGGAAGATTCTTTTCGTAGTCTGTAACCCTTTTTAATTGTTTGTGCATATTGTTAATTTTTTTGAGTGGTTTTTCATTCACTATTATATAACTACTCGCAGTAATATGCTGCGTTTTTACCATGTTCCATGAATTTAACTTTTGTAACTTTAACTCTGCCTTCAGTTTCAGTTGTAACAAATTCATTCAACTTATTATAAATATATTCAGCAAATTTTTCAGCGCCAGTTGCGGGTAGTATTCTTACTTGAGCTACATTTGCATCTCCCATTTGTTTAAATGCCGCTAAAAAGGGATCATCTTCTGCTACTATTATAGTATGATCAAACATATAATCCATCCATGCTTTTGGAGACATATCATCTATTTTGGTTTTAGCCCTTTTCATTCCTCCAAAATCCCAAACCCAATTTCTATGATCTAATTCCCCCTCAAAATACACTTTAAAAGAAATTCCATAACCATGTATAAATTTACAATGTGTATCTTCTGCTTTCCATTGACGAAACACTGTACTAAAACCGTCAAAAATTTTACTTGATTGATGTTTACCCATTATACCATGATTTAATTTGTTCCAATGGAAGAGCACCTGTTATTCTACTAAGTTCATTTCCACTACTATCTACTTTAACTAAGGTAGGAACATTTCTAATACCATATTTTGTTGATAGTTCCTGATCAGTGTCAACATTAATTTTTTGGTATGGAAGACCACTTTTTTCCATTATGGGTCCTAACATTTTACATGGTCCACACCAATTTGCTGAAAAATAATAAATTTTATTCATATTTAATTTTTAATTGTTATACTAATTCTTCTCCTATACCTACTACTTCGCTCAATATAAGTAAAATAACTGCGATATCCAAGCTAAACCATAAGGCTCCATAACCTAATAGGCGGATTGCTGATTTAACGAAACTAATTTGTTGATGTTTTTTAGCATCTGGTAATTGTTGTTTTTTCATGTATAAATATTTAGTTGTCCCGCTAGGTCTCGAACCTAGACTCTTCTGCACCAAAAGCAGACGTGTTACCAATTACACCACAGGACATTTAATTGTTAAAAACTAACGTAATTGCTTACTTTAGTAAATATCCAAGCTTTTCCTGGTCCTCCTTCACTATCAGGTTTACTTACAATTAATTGTAACCCCTTAAGGTAAAATAGTAATCTATATTTTTCATCAATTTTCTGAACATAGATGTATTTTTCCTCTAAATAGAAATTACCACTAACATAATTCCCTAATCCATCATATCTAACAAATTCATTAGGGGCTTTACCATCTAGGTATTTCATCTGCAAAATTTGATTTCCATCATAACTCTGCCAAGTACCATAAATATCATCCCCTCCTGGGTTTCCAATTCTTTTTGTTTGAGAATAAGAATTAAATGTTAACAATAAAGTTAATAATATAATTAGTTTTTTCATAATATTAGTCTAAAGATTTAATTGCTACGTGATCTGTTAATACACCCTCAACATGAGATCTAGCTACTTCATAATCCACTGGTCCACTTTCGTCTTCATATTGAACGGGATCTTTCCTACCCAAAGTAATAAATGCTTCAATTCGTTCAACAGACGAAGCAGATTTATAATCACTATTCCCACTAGGAAAAGGTTTATAAGAAGTGTTAGTTCTAGAATAAACTTCATCGAATCCAATAAATAATCTTTCACATAATGTAAGTCCATCTTTTAATATACCTAATTTGTCTGTTAATAAATATGGAGTAAAATAACCCACTCTTTCATGCTCCCAATTACCTTCTCTAAAGGCTTTATCATCTGCATCTCTAAATTCTTGTCTACAATCAGGATAAACAGCATGATCTCCAGCATGTATTCCTAAAGCAATATCACAATTTTCTTCTGTTCTATTTGCTATTGATAATGCTACTGCTTGAGTAATAGAAGCAAATATTTTATTTCTGTTAGGCACAACAGTTTCTTTCATGTTATCGTTTTCATAATGTCCTTCTGGTACATCATCTCCACCATCAACTAATGCAGAATCTAATAAATCAGCTAACCCATCTAATTTGATTTGTCGATAATTAACTTTATGTCCTTTATCTGCTAGGTAATCTACTAACTGTTGAGCTCTTTCTAATTCTACTCGATGTTTTTGACCGTAATCAAAAGAAATACCTGTTACTGTATCATACTCAGTTAATGCCCTTAGTAATAGTGTTGAAGAATCCATTCCTCCACTTAATGAAACTACACAATGTTTTTTTGCCATAGATAATTTTGCCATAATTTATTTTATTAATTTTTGCCAGGTATTTTGCGTATAGGCTAACGCTTGTAAATGTCTATTGGTTTATAATTATTAATTTCTCTAAATTTATTTGTATTATGAACAACATTCAAGTAATCAACTTTTTCATAATCAATTTTATAAAAATCATTCATGTTTGCTTTTGGTTTATTATTTAAACCATTATCCTTATACCAAATTCCTTCTAATGCCGCCATTACTGGGTTTGAAGTATCAATTGATTCTATTCTAGGGTCATTATCATACCAACCAAATTCTTGGGGTATCGAACAACCTAGTAAATGAAATTTAGTATCTTTTAATTCACTTAAGTTTAATAATCCCTGTACAAACCGTACTCTACCTAATGCCTTCCCCATATCAGTATTAGTATGTGGGAAAAAATCATTATACCAAGTAGCACCATAAGATACACATAATTTTTCATAACCTAATCCCACTAGTAGATTAGCACATAAATATGCTTGATTTTTATTTTCCCCTTGAATTACAGCAGTAATTTTAGTTTTTTTAGGGTATTTAAATTGTCTCCAGTATTTAGCTTGGGCTGCTGTACTACCACAACTCATCCAAACATCTGGTACTATAAATTCATCTGGTTCTAATTCTGTAATCCAATGTAGTAATCTTTCACTATTATATGCTTTTCCTAATTCGTGAAGCGAATTATCCATAATAACATATCTACCTTTATCTCTAGCATCTATAAAATATTGTTTATATTCTTCATCTATATCTAATAAATGAGGTAAACAATAATCATAATCATTGAACTCAGAGGATGCTGATAAAAGACATCTTGGTACTTCGTGTGATATTTTAGGCATATTTTTTTGGTCGTCCTCTACGAGAGACTTTAATTTGTTTACTGTATTTATCTTCGATAATATAATAAAGATCTATCAGTTCTCCACTGCATTTTAAACATTCTTCTACAGTTTGTTCTTTTGTAATGTCAAAATGTTTAACAAAATGAGCATATAATGATTCTAATCTAGATATTTCATCTTTTTCATAATCTTCCCACAATCTTTTACGACGAGCTTTGAGCATTGCTCCTTTTTCGTTAAATTTTGCTATATCATAGTCACACTCTACTTCTAATTCATTTAACATATATTCACATAAATACGCTTGCCACCCAAAACAAGATCCATCAAAATCACCATTAAATATTTTATCTCTAAAGCTAGACTTATAAGGTAATGGTTTATTTTTTGCTTCGTACCAACGCCACCACATAAATCTATTATAGTTTAATGGTTGATAGTTTTTTAGGCGTCTTTCAATGGTAGATTTTTTATGAGGTATATTAAACATTTCCTTCTAGTATTGCTGCTAGAACAATCATAACATAACCAAAACCAAATATGGTTAAAGTTGTTATAAAGTTAGCTAATGCTCCTATTGGATTTTCCTTGACTAAATCGTAAAATTCTTTGATCATAACCTTTATTTTTATTATTATACCGTAAATATACGAACCCTTATTCAGGTAGCCAA